ATAAGATTATATATTTATATAAATAATATTTATATAAATACTATAACCAAGAAAATATAGCAGATATTGAAAATGAGTTTTTGACAAAAAACGTTAAAATGTTAACAGAAATGGAAAAATCATTTTTATTTATTTGCGAATTGTGAAATCAAAAATAAAAATTGATTTTAAATCTTAGATGACAGAAAGTGAGGTAAAGTTAGTTATGTCAGAAAAGAAAAGAACAGAGTTAACAGTTGTTATTACAAGTGTTACAAGTCCAGCAAGCATTCAAGCTATTGCTAAAGACCACGGGATTAACCCCCAAGAAGTCTTTGTTAGAGTAGGCTTCAAATTAGGTGAAGATGAGTATAGTTCCAGCAATAAACTCAGATTCTTCGGACAAGAAGGATATGAAAGATTGTTAGCAGCTAAAGCTTCAGGTGAACCAGTTAGCATTACCTTAACAGCCAACGAAAAAGGAACATTACTATATATCAATAGTGATGAACACGTTGAAGTAGCAGACTTATTCAGCGTTCCAGTTGAAAAAGTTGATAATCGTAAGAATATTGAAGATTTATTCTAATACAATTCCTCAGGGTTAAGGCTTATCCCATAAAAGCCTATTTTTATTTGGAGGAACTATTATGAATGAAGAATTAATTAACGTTGAATTTGAATGCCCAATGTGTGGAATTACACATTATTTATATAAAGTGCCTAAAAGTCTTGTAGAACGTGTATTTCATAGGAGAGAAACAGGAGAATATATTCAAGATATTCTTAAAGATTATAGCCCTGCAGACCGTGAAAAGTTCATTACAGGATATTGTGATGATTGTCAAAAGAAAATCTTTGAAGGTTTAGATATATGCGAGTCAGAAGATTAAAAGATTTTGAACAAGATTTTGTAAATCTAAATCCAGAAATTATTGAAATAAAATATTATCCTAGACCAGCAAAGTCACATAGAACTGAGCCATCTATTTTTAGAATACGTAAAGGCTATGCATTCTTACTTTCTAAAAAGTTAATAAAACATTTTAGAAAGTGTGAGATTATCAGTGTCACTGAATTAAGACCTGATAAAGATGTAGTCTTTGAAAGCATTTCAGAATGCTTGTTAGGTAAGAAATAGTATGATTACAGTATTTTGTATCAATAAATATGGTAAAAGATTTGAAAAAGAATTTGACAATTATTGGCAAGCTCGTGTATTTATATTAAGATGTCAACACGGACATCGTGTAGATGTGCTATACTATAGCACAGATAACAAAGATTGTGATTCAGAATTACACAGGTTGATGAACTATGGATACTAAAATGGAACCTCTTCAAGCTAGAGATATAATTATATTCTTAGAATTATATTTTAAGCACGATTGGAGACAAATACTTGATTGTATTGCTAAGAAAGAACAAGACTTTTTAGACATTGAAGGTAATAGAATTATGGTTGAAATAGCATTATTTGAAATATTACATAATGGATATAAAGTCTTAACTATTATTGATGAAGATTACCCTCAAGCTATTAGAAGTAGTATTCAGCCACCTTTTAATATATTCTATAAGGGCGATGAAGCTACAATTGAAAAAAGATATTTTGATAAATACAATACCCCAGGTAAATATGCTGAGCGTATGTATAAAGGTGTCTTTTTAGATTAGGAGGGAATATGGCATTTAAGAAATATCCACAGCCACCATTTAAAAAGTATGTATTAACTGAGAATGGTGATGTGTTAGAACCTAATTATCACACAGCAAATATTGAACCAGCAGTTTACAGTAAGAAAACAGGACGCCCACTATTTCAATTTGGGTGGACTATTATGTATAGTAAACGTTTTGTAGATGGTTCAGGCTTTATTACATTTAATTGTAAGATTATTGCTACAGCAGATACCAAGGAGGAATTAGAGTGATACCTATTCCAATTTGGTTATTTGTAGTGTTTATTCTTACGAATGTTTTTACATTGTTAATATTAGTAGGTTTAATAAACCTAATTTGTTATATCCACGATATGATTAAAGTAGATATAGATATGAGAAGGGAGCGTAAGAGAAATGAGAACTCTAAGAAAACTTATTAAAGACAATGAAGTTTGGATGAGTACAGGCTATGTATGCTTTTGTGAAGTAAATAGTCCTGTATGTACAAGAATTCCAGTTATGAACTTAAATCTTAAAGAACTCGCCACCTTTTATAGAGAAAGAGAATGGTGGATTAAGGATGGAGATTTATGTGTATGTAAGGGAAAATAATCCCTATTGCTACCTATGCCCTATTTGGGCTTATTTTAATTTAGGAGAAAGATATGAGCAAAACAGAACAACCAATTAAATTTATTTATGCTACCAGATTTGATAGTGATAATCTTACATTTACAACAAGAAGATTAAATGTTGTTAAAGAATGTTCAAGATATGTTTCATTAGAAGATGGTAGTCGTATTGAAACCAGTGATATTTATGATTTATATACAGATGGATATCGCTGTAGAAGTATTGAATACGCACTATCTAGAGAAGACAATGTGTATTCTTTGAAACCTATTAGCAAGGATTTAAAAACCCTTGTTAAGAAAGAAGTTATAGAATCTCTTAAAGCAAGTATTGAAAGCGATAAAAGATGGCTTGCTGATAGGGAATCATCTGTGAAAGAACTTAAAGAAAAAATTGCTGAACAAGAAGCAAAATTAGCTAGATTACTTAAGCTATAGGAGGGATTATTATGGCAGAAGAAATAAGTGTAAGATTTGCCAATGCTAAGAAAGAGTATCTAAAAACTTTATCCCCTATATCCTATACAAGTAATATTGCAGAAGCATATAAAGTCTCTTGTGATGTTGATAATGTAGATTATGATTGGGTTAAGAACAATGTTCTTAATACAATTGAGAAAATCTATATGAATGACAGCATTCAAACATTAATTATTTGGATGTTTGATACTTTAGATAATGACTTTGTAAACTGCAGTATTGTCTATGACCCAGCAGGCAGAATCTTCGGAACAGATTCTTGGGACCCTACAGCAACTATTACAGATGATATGCGTTCAGCTGCTGATTTAATATTAAACAATATTAAAGCTGAAATAGGTGACATCTTTATTAGATGTGCAGCAGCTGCTAAAACTATTTCAAGTACTATCTCAGGTATGGCTAAAGCTGTTGGAGCAACATTACCAACAGGTAGTTCTAGTACCGAATTAGATAAACTTTGTGAATCTATTAGTCAAAATACAAAAGCTGAAATTGTTAAACCTAAAGAAACTTTATCAGATTACATTTGTAATAATTTATTAAAAACTGAATTAGAAGAAATCAAAGATTTCTTTGAACATTCAGCAACTTATAAATCAGCAGGTGTAGTTATCCCTAAAGGTATTTTATTTAAAGGACCTTGGGGAACAGGTAAAACTTATGCAGCCCGTTGTATCGCAGGTTCAGTTGATTGTTATTTTATGACATGTACTGCATCAGCATTACAAGGACAATACATAGGTTCAGGTGCTGAAAATATTAGAGCCATTTTCAAAGGTGCTAAATTACTTGCAGAAAAATCAGGCAAAGGTGTTATCTTATTCATTGATGAATTAGATAGCTTTGGTGATAGACAAAACCGTTCAGGTGGAGCAGGTGGCGAGGAAGATAGAACTTTGAATCAACTCTTAGCTGAAATGAGTGGCTTTACAGAAACTGAAAATATTATGGTATTAGCTGCTACAAACTTTCCTGAAAGATTAGATAGTGCGTTAATGCGTTCAGGTAGATTTGGTAGACAAATCACAATTGATTATCCAGATGATGAAGAACGCAAACATATGGTAATGTACTATTTTAATAAGATTAAAATGCTTATTGAATCAGGTGTCACACCTGAAGATATTGCAGCACTTACTAAAGGTTTAACACCAGCTGATATTAAAGAAATTGCTAATGAAGCAGGTATTTTAACTATTAGACAAAGTAAAACTGAAATTACTTTAGATAATATCAATGAGGCTGTGAACAAAGTTATTACTAAGAACATTAGGCATCCTGATAAGTCTAGTGAAGAACTTGAATTAGTTACAGCTCACGAATGTGGACACGTTATTGCTGAAGTAATTTACAATAATACAATTCCTATTAAAGTAACCAACTATGCGTATGGTGACGCAGGTGGTTTTACTCAATCAGCTGAAGTTCTCTCAGGTATTCTACCTAAAGATAGATTTATTAATGAAATTAAAATGCTATTAGGTGGTAGAGCTGCTGAAGAAGTTATATGTGGATATATAACTAATGGAGCTAGTAATGACTTAGAGAAAGCTAAGAAACTTGTTTATTCTTATTTTAAATATTACAACTTTGAGAAGTATGAAGTTAAAGAATTAGACCAACTTGTTATTAACAAGATTGACGATTTGTATCACGAAGTTGTGGAAGATTTTAAGAAGAAAGAAAACAATGATGTTTTAAGAAGTCTCATTACTAGTTTGGCACATGACCGTGTCTTATATAGTTCTAACATTGTAGGTATAGTGAGTCCTATAAGAAAGGTGGTATTCTAATGTTAGTAAATTTTAATAAAAAAGATTTAACCCTAGAAAAAAAGGGCTTTATTTCAGGAATGACCGTTGTTAAAAATGATGAAGTAGGTAATGCAGTTAGAGCAGCAACATTATCAACTTTAGAATTTGAAGGTTTTTCAGGATTTAATGAAAAATATGCAAAACCTTTAATTGAATTGTTACATAAACAAATGTCTAAAAGAGATACTAATGTTTATAAGGCAATTCATGTTGCAGGTAATTTACATAATGATACAACAATTCACGAAGCAGACTTCTATATCATTAAGAATGTTAGAGACACATTGTTCTTATTCAAAACTCTTAAAAGTTTTGCTATCACATTGCCTGATTTAAGATTAGGTTATGAGTACGAAAAAGAATCTGAAGTCTTATATTTAGATAAAAAGATTTTAAAAGTACTAAATAGCTTAAGTGAAGATTCAAAACGTGAATTAGTTTTATATTTCTATTGCTTAGCAAGGTTCTTTAAAGCAATTAATAAGATTAATCCAGCAATCGGAATTGATACATCAGGAAATTTATCCATCTTTGAAGGTCCATTAATGGATTTATATAAGGAATATGGAACATTTCCAGATACTTTTAATATTGAATGTATTCAGTTAAAAGAAGATGTGTATTTTGCTGATATGCAGTATATACACAACGCATACATTCCATTTGTAAAAGATATTACAGATACTAAATATTCATCTACTTTTGTTTATAATGTAATTAAAACAAAAGCATCTGAGTTATTGTGTATCATTAATACAACTACAAAAGATTATTATGTGATAAATGTTCCAGCAGGAACTATTTACACAAATAATGAGCTTAGAGAATTCAATACATTTGATAACATTGAATGGATTCCAAATTTAGTTATAAATTTGTCATCAGTAACACCGTCTTTAAATTTTTACAGAGTAAAATATTTAAAGCTAGAACAATTACTTTCAAGTAAGGAACCTGAAGTTATTATTTCAAATGATGCTACGAATTTTGAAAGCTTATTAGAACTCTATCCAAATATCTCTGAGAATAACAATATGAAGTTATATGAAGGATACTTTAAAGGTAGTGTTCTTAAGACTGAAGGAGGCGTTAATAATCTTGCTTATCAATATGATAAAGATGAGTACGCTCAAGAACTTTATAAACAAGTTCAACCTTATTACGAAACCTTTGACCTTAAAGATTTGACAGGAATTGTCAAAGGTGTTGCTAATGGGACAATCTTCTCAATGTTATTTGAAGGTGAATCAGGTACAGGTAAATCTACAGCTGCTAGAGTTATTGCTAGTAGATGTGGAATTCCATTTGTTGCTATTAACTGTTCAACCAATATTGAAGAATCAGATATCTTTGGAACAATGATTCCAAATCCTGAAAAGAGTTCAGCAGATGATGCTGAATTTATTTGGCAGGACGGTCCATTAACAAAAGCAATTAGATACGGATATGTAGGTATCATTGAAGAATTAGGTTTTGGTAGACCAGGTGTCTTAGGTAAGATTAACTCATTATTAGATGAGTCTAGACAAATTGATTTACCAAATGGTGAAGTCTTAAAAGCTCATCCAAACTTTAGATTAATTGCTACAACAAATATCGGTTACGAAGGTACAAATAGGTTAAATAAAGCATTAGTTAACAGATTTGAGATTTGTAAAAAGTTTGTTGATTTAGATGAGAAAGAAGCTAAAGCAATTATTATGTCCAGAACAGGATATAGTAATATTGATAAGATTACTAAAATCTTAGATGTTTATAGAGCTATTAAGAAATATAGTGATGAACAAAACTTAGGTTTAGTCATCTCTATTCGACAACTTTTAAATATCTTTAAACAAGGTAAGTATTATAAGACTGCCAAAGACGCAGTTAATAACTTACTATTAAACCAAGCGTTCTTAGAAGAACCAGACCATCTTAAACATTTTACAGACACAGTTTTAAACGTTTTTGATTTATCATTTAAAATATAGGAGGTTAAGTTATGGGATTAATAGATAAAGTAATTCCACAAAAAGAGCTAGATTTAGAGTATAATTCAGCAAAAATTATAGCTTCTCCGTATGATTATAAGTTATCAAAAAGGTTAATGCTTAGAGATAGATATTCTATTGTTCGCAATTTTAATATCTTTAATAAACGCTATAACACAGAAGTATATTTAGCTGCAAAATTAGACTTAGATATTGATAAGGATTATATGGGATTAAATCCAAATATCCTAATTAATCCTTTACCAACTATTAAAGAATTTGCAGATAAAATTTACGAAGCTGAAAATGAGCTTGGAATGTGTGGCAGTCTTATTGAATATAATAATCTAAATGTTGATGAAGAAACTTTAGTTCAAGACATTAGTTTTCTACATGCAGGAAATACTGCAGCAGCAATTTCATCTATTAAATCTAAGAAATACTTAAAAGCTTTAGAAGTTTTACATATTAAAGGTGTAAGCAAAAGTAGTTTAATTCCTAGCTTAATGTATTTAGCTACAGAATTTTATGATAGGTCTTTAGACGATATTGAAAACATTAGATTTGCTGAAGAAGCTATAAGCAGAAAAGAAAATCCTATAATGATATCTTTTAGAGATGCAGATGATTCTGTAGCTGCAATCCCTGAAACATTAATGAGTGCTTCTATGTTTTTAATTGATACGTCAACAGGAATTTATAATGTTAGTCCTTTAATTAATCTAAACTGTGATGAGTTCTATAGATTAGGTTTAGTCTATGCTTTAACGTATGGAGTAGAACTTTTATATTATTTTGATAATATAACAGATGATACAATTAAAAATGCCTTAGAAGAGCTATTTAGCGTTAGTTACAAAGACGATACATTTTGTTCTAGATATTTATATCAAATAAATGATTTAGGACACGTGGATATTAATCCAGCAGTTAAAGCTTGTTTTTGTGACGACAATGAACTTAGGTTTGAAAGCATTAGAAGATTGTTAAATCATATGCTAACAATGCCTGATATGAATAAAGAAATTGTTGCTAATTACAATGAATTTGTACTTCCATTATTCTTTATGAGAATGGTTGCGAGTATGCACGGATATGCATATCAGGTAGCTAGAGTTAAACACGCTACATTGCTTTATAAAACAGCTAAAGATGCAGGTGTTATTGATAAAAACGAATTTAATGAAGAAGCATCTTCAGGAGGAACATTGTTTAGTTCTGATACCGATGATGATACTGATGAAGATTGTAATAATGAACTTATTGACTTAAGTACCTTTTCAACCTCTGATGATTCTGCACCTTCTGTAGAAGAAAGTATTGAAAAGGAAAAATCAGTCGGTAAGAAACGTCGTGAAACACCACCAGCACTAACATCTGCAGATGCTATTAAAAACGATTTACATAATAGTCCTTACAGCTATGATATTAACTTTGTTAAGAATGATATAGGATGTAAGGAACCTTATAACTTAATTGCTAATAACATTAAGTTAATTACTAATGAATTAACTAGACAAATTAAAGAAATCAAAACTTATAATACAGGTGGTAAACAAAATGGATTACTTGTAGGTAAGTTAGATAAAAAGAACCTTTGGAAATATAAGACAGACCCACACATCTTTTATAATAACAATTATAAATTAAAAGAAATGGATTTAGCCTTTGGATGTATTCTAGATGAATCAGGTTCTATGTACGGTGAAAAGATTAAGAATGGCAGAATCGTTATGATTATGCTACACGAAGTTCTTAATTCTTTAGGAATTAATCACGGAATCATAGGACATACTAGTTCAGGAATGCATCAAACAAAGATTTTTAAATACTATCAGTTCAAAGAAGAAGCTCATTATTCTCTAGATAAACCTTACGGTTTAGTTAAAGCAGATAATAGAAATGGTAACTGTGATAGTGGTGCGTTGTATTATATGCAAAGTGTTCTAAAACAAGTGCGTAACAAGGATAAAATTGTTATAATTTTCTCAGATGGTCAGCCAACTGAATGTACTGATACTGAACTTGTTAATCAAGTTCAAGCTATGGAAAAGTCAGGAATTCATGTTATCGGTGTAGGCATCAATTTTGAGTCAATTAAGGAATATTATCCAGATAACGCAAATGGTAGAAACTTAAAAGAAATGGTAAACATTGTAGTTTCTATCTTAAAACGATATGTACTTGAAAAGAAGGAGGACTAATTATGACGCAAGAAGAAAATGATAGACTTATAGAAATCCTATTCTATTTATATTTTAATAATAAGGATTCTAAGATATTATCAAGTAATCTATTTTGGACAACTATCAAATCTATTTGTATGTTATATAACATAAATGATAGAGCTATTGTTCAAGCAGTTAGAATTCTAATGTCTGATGAGAACTGTCCACAAGATAAGGAAACTTATTATCTCTTAAATAAAATAGGTTTGACAGTTAGACCTATTAGAAATATTTCAGGTATTTATTGGCAAAAACAAAAAGCTTTTGCTGAGGAATTTGTAACAACACCACCAGTTATTACACGTCGTTTAACTGATGTAATCTATAAAAAGAGCATCAGAGATTTCGTTTATGCTATGTATGACTTAGGTGGAATCTTTAGTGAAGTATCTTTAAAAGATATTACGGAGGAAAAGTAATATGGGAATGCCTTTAGAGTTTATTAATGGTATGAAAGACCTTCATTTTTCTATGAAGTTATGTAGAATTATGAAAAGACTTTATGAAGAACATTACAATGTTGAAATAACTAAACAACATGCAGGTATTCTAGGTGCTATGGACCCTCTTCATGCTGGAGGTGATTTTTTAGTAATACTAATTCATAAAGACGGTATAGAACCTGTTAGAGAACATTTTAGATGTAATGTTGTGGATTATGGAATAGAACCTTTGCAAGCTAAAGCAAATTACGATAATTTAGCTGATGCTATTTATAACAAAATATTTGCTAAAGCCGATGAATCTAAACCTCGTATATTTACAGTCTCTAAAGAAGAGGCATTGTTTATTAAAAATCTTAAAGAAGAATTAGCTAGTCGTGGAGATTTTACAGTAGACATTCCTAAGTTTGTAGATGTATTATTCAAATTAGGAGTTATGATTCCTAAAGAAGATGTTGAAGATGTTGAAGATGTTAAAACTTCTGAACCTAATGAGGCAATAGAAGATAAGGAGATACCTTGGTAATATGAGTGATGTAATTTCTATAACAGCCCAACAATTACAAGTTATTCGTGAAAAAATTTACGATTTACATCTTCCGCAGAATATTTATAGGAAATATGATGAAAACCCTTTAAATAAGTTTACTTTAAATTTTACTTTTGTAGATGGAGGTACATCTAAATTCTTTTATGAATATAATGAAAAGACTAAATTGTTAACAGTATCACACGATAGATTTAGTATCTCAGAAGAATTCGTCGAATTCACCGACGGAGGTGACAGTGTTAAAGTCCAGCCATATATTAATTGGGTTAAAGATAACACTATTATGAAATGGCTAACAACTGAACATGAAAAAACTTTAGATGCTGGTACAGACCCAATGTCCGTACACGAAAAGATGATTACAAATCAATCAATGCTCTTATACGTATATTGGGATATTCAATTTGTTCTTAGGAATCTTCCATCAGTTTTCATAAAAAGTACTTCTCAAAAAGTTAAGAAGATAGGAAATAATAAAGTTTCCAAGAATAAACATAGAATTAAACTCATAAATCATTATAGAATTAATGAGAAGGCATTAGCTAAAAAGAGTACTTTTAAAATCTCTTGTCCAGCCTGGGGAGTCCGTGGACATTACAGACTTAATCCAGCCACTGGAAAAAGAGATATTTGGGTAAAACCTTATATAAAAGGTAAAGAAAGACATAATCCTAGTAAATATGTTGAAAAGGAGTACGTGTATGACATTTGAAGAATTATTTAGTTCAATGAAGTTTGCGAATGATGTAGAAAAAGACAAATTCAAAGGAATGTTTTCTTTCTACGTAAGTGAACTTCCAGAAAACTTTTACTTAAATCAATTTGAATTGGCTAGTAAATATGCAGGTACAGATTACGAAGCTTGGACAAAGTTTTTACAACATCAAGCGTTTGATTCTTGGAAAACAAAACAAGTTAACTTAATCGCCAGTACAGAAACTGATAAAGCTTTAGCAGGTGGTTTACGAGATAAAGAATCAGTGAACTTACTTAAGGCTAGAACAGAGATTATCAATACTGATACTGAAGTGAAGCCTACAATTATTGTTATTCCTGAAAGTTTATTTTTTAAAGGAGACGATTAATGATATTAAGTACTTTAGAAATCAAAGGAAATATTCCATTCCAAACTTATCTATTATCAGACACTAAAGTAAAAAAGATTGTAAAAGAATTCGATTTCTATAATATAATTTTTTATAGAGAGGAATATGCGAGTGAATTTATAGTCCAGCTTAGATATCCTAAAGGCAACTTGTACTGGTATCTAGACTTTGAAAAAGCTATAAATAAACAATTATTCCTAGAGTCTGAATATGAATTAGATTGGAAAGACTTGTTAAGCAAATTGAAAAATCAGGTAAAAAGAGAATTCGACGAACTAGCTAGTAAATTACGAAGAATAACAGCAAAAGACGTTGTGACAGAAACAGTTAAGTATCAGTTAAGAGATTATCAAGCATTTGATTTACTACAGTTCCTTGTTAAATATAAGGAATTAGGAAACAAAGGTTTGATATTATCTGACCCTAGAACAGGCAAATCCCGTGTAGCTCTTGCAGCTTGCGGAGAACTTCTAGTCGGAGGTGATGTAGCATTAATTATATGCCCTAAATCAGCACAAATAGGTTGGATGAATGAACTTCTTAAATTAAACGAAATTAACACGATATTTACGGGAAAAACAGTGACAAAAATCTCAGAATTGAAAAAATTAGAACTAGATATGGAACACATTAACGTCCGTGTAATTTCTTATGATTTATTTAAGAAGTTAACAGTTCCTCAAATTAGACAATTAACGTCAAATAGTAAACATGTAGTCCTAGTAGGTGATGAAATACATAGATTACGTAATTTCAAAACCGACCAAAGTAAAGCCATCTTTGATTTCAAAGAATTTTGTATCAAAGATAAGGTTGATTTAGGTATTATAGGACTTACAGGTACTATTTCAGTTAAAGACTCTACTGATGTTTTTGGAACATTGAGTTTAATTAATGATTCTAAAATTCAATTTAGACCTTATTATGAAAGTTTTAACTGCTTTAAGGAATATTTCTATTACTGTGAAGATACTTCATTTGGAAAGATTGCTAAAGCATTAAGACGTGAACACGAATTGAATTACATCATTCAAACTTGTAGTGTCCAAACAAAACAAAAAGACTTAGAGTTGTTTAAAGGGTATACCAAGAAGTATTTGAAGATTGAATTAGATATGGATAAACAACAAGAAGAAATCTATGATTCAGTCTATGATACGATGGAATATGATGAAGACATTGATTGTCAAAACAAACTTGTACAACTTGTAAGATTACAGCAGATATGCATTGACCCTTCGGTCTTGGTTGCGTCTTATGTAAACCTAAGCCCGAAGCTTAAATGGATTGTAGGATTTGCAAAGAAGAATGATTTTAAATTCATTGTAGCTTGTAAAAAAGCACAAATCCTAAAACATTTAATGAAGGTCTTTGATGTTTGTGGAATCGACTATGCTAGTTTATTAGGACAATATAATTTTAATGATAGAAGAGACCAGTTAACAAAATTTGAAACTGATGCAAATTGTAAAGTTATGGTATTACAATTTGATACAGGTAAAGAATCATTAACATTACCTATGGCACAAGCAACAATATTCTTAGATAGAGATTTTGCTCAAGGTTTTAATGAACAAGCAGAAGCTAGAATGACCCCTATTGACGGTAGGGTGTGTACAAAATATGTTATAGATTTGGTTATGAAGGGAACTAAAGAAGAAGAAATCTATAGTACCCTCGTAATAAAAAAGAAGTCAATTGACGCAATGAATTTGGTATTTAAGTCAAAGAAAGGAGAATAAGTTGTGGAATTTGAATTTGAAAAAATGGACAAAACCCAGTCAAAACTTTCAGTGGCAGTCTACGGACCTTCAGGTTCAGGTAAAACAACTGGAGCATTGAAGCTTGCAAAAGGCATTCAAGAACAGTTGTATCCTGATGAGAAGTTAGAAGACATAGGATTATATATCGACACTGAAAGACGTAGTTCAACAAAAGTTGTAGGACGCAGCATAGGTGGCGAGGTGCTCGACCCTCTAGAACTTTATGTATTTGAACCACCTTTTGATATCTATAAGTTAGCCGACCTTGTAGATTATGCAGTTAATGTCAAACATAAGAAGATTATCGTTATTGATAGTTATACTGCATTCTGGAGTGGAGTCGACGGCATCTTAGATAGAGTTGCTGAACTTGATGTTGAATTAGGTACAGCAAAGAAAGCCTACGGAGCGTGGAGCGAAAAGGAAATTGTCAAAAAGAAAAATATTCTTAAAAATCTTATGACAAATACTGAAGCTCATATGATTATTTGTTTCCGTGCTAAGACAGAGTACGTTATGGAAATGAATGCTAGAGGTAAAATGGCACCTAGAGCAGTAGGCTTGAAAGAAGACATGCAACAAGACGTTAGATACGAATTTGATGCAGTCATTTCTATTGATAAAGATACTCACGAAGCTGAAGTAGTCAAAGACCGTATTGGCTTTTATGAAATTCGTGAAACATCTAAAGACCCCACAAGTCCATTAACCATCGAAGATGGTAAAACGTTAGCAAAACTTGCTTCAGAAGGTTTATCTTTAGAAGAAGTTGCTAAACGTAAAACAGCAACAATGGTTGACTTTATCCTTAAAGCAAAATCTCAAAACTCTGGAGTTATTAAAGCTCTAGAAACTAGACTTAAGGTTGAGTTCACACCAGAAGTTGTTAAGAAAATGAGTTATGACAATCTCTGTAAAATTGTCAAAGCGTTACAGTAATTTAGGAGGACAGAATAATGTCATTTAGTTTTAAAACATTATGTAGCAATTTAATTCCTGTCGGTAAATACAAAGCACAAGTTACCGATATGAAATTTGCAGCAGGAGGTTCTAAGAGCATCTTAGTCACCTTAACAATCGTTGAAGGTCCATATGCGAAAAGAGTTCACATCGAGACCATTCCAGAAAAAGCTTATAGCTTCCGTTTAATGCCAGTTTTAAAGGCATGTAAAGTTGACGTTGACCGTGAATTTGCAACAGCCGAAGAACTTTATAAGTTTGGTTTTGCATCTGCTAAAGGTAAAACAGTTATCATTGATATGGGCATCAGAACCTACAATGGTCAAGAATACAACAACGTTACAGATTTCTCACCATTACCAGACAGCACAGTCTCTGCAGACGAAGTTGCTGCTTCATTTGGTGAAAAACCAGAAGTCAAAGGTAATTCCTTAGATGGTATGGTTGAAGAAGAAATCAACATTCCTTCCGACGCACCAGCTGCTGAAGAACCAGAATTAGATATCGACTTATCAGATATTGAATCCCCATTTTAATAAGGAGGATTAAAGATGAAAGAATACGGTTCAGGTTTAACTGTATTTGATTTAGTCTTTCCAGATTTGGTAATGGGCGAAAACTCTGTCATTTGCCCATTCCATAATGATGTTAATCCATCAATGTCAATCAATACCGTGGATAAAATCTACCACTGCTTCGGCTGTGGTAGCCACGGTACTGAAAATGACTTCTGTATGCAGTATTATGGAGTCGGAAGAGACCAAGTCAGTCAGTTTAAAGATTTATTATTCAAGTCCGATTCAGTTGAGGACTATGAAAGATTCGCTAGAGATGGTGACTCTTATAAAACCAATTTTACTTATTTAGAATTAAGACATTTAGGAATTTCTGAAGAGTTATTAGAAGATTGTATGGTAGGTCTAGAAACCTATTCAGAAACTGATAGTTCAGGAATGATTACAATCAAACCTAATACAATTTCAACTCGTTTAGTATTTCCTATCATTGTGAAAAACAGAGTTATTGACCATAGAGCATATTCTATGGAAAAAGGGATTTCACCTAAAGCTAAATCAGATTCAGGTGTCCCTGGAGGTCTTGTTTTACCTTATCATTTATGGTGCGACGATATGTCCGATACCATTATTTGTGAAGGTGAAAAAGATATGTTATTTGCTAGAATGAATGGATATAATGCAATTTCCTTAGGAGGTTGTAATAATATTCCTCATACTTTGCTAGAAACATTCAGAGACCGTAAAATTTATATTGTTTATGATAATGATAATGCAGGTAGAGCAGGAGCTACTAAGTTAGCTAATGCTTTATATTCTGTGACTAAAGAAGTTTATATTGCTGATATTTCAGAATATTGTACTGAAAATAAAGAAGACATTACAGACTTCTTTGTTAAATATCATTATGACCACAATAAGTTTGATGAGATGTTAACAAAAGCAAAACCTTTTGATAACACAGCCCAAGAACAATTTATTAAAAGTAATTATCCAGAAGTCTCATTAAATGAAGCTTCTACAACTCACTTAGGTAAGATTGTTCGTAGTAATATTCAAGTAATGGCAACCTTTGAAGAACAATATTCCGTTCCAGGTTACGCTATGGTTTCTAAAGTAGAACAAGGTGGTAACAAAGAACGTAATATGAAAGGCAAAGGTGATACTGAGTACTGGTCATTAAACAAGAATAATTTTGAAGATATTTTAGTCTTAACAGATAATAATTTAAAAGAACCTCAAATTAAGGATAATATGAAACAACTTTTAGGTTGGGGTATGGAAGAAAATGTTAAAGTAACATTGTCAAATCCAAAGACCATTTTCAAAGCCTCAGTTGCAGACTGTACAGAATCAGTCTTAGTTAAAGACATCAAGAGAACAGAGTTCATTTGTTATACTGATGTCAAACTTGAAGCAGGTAAAAACTATCAAATTATTTATAAAGTTGTTCCACATCCTTATAAAGGTCAACAACAAGTCCTTATTGTTTTAGAAGTTAAAGAATCAGGTGATGTTATTACAACATTTGAAGTAACACCAGCTAATATTGAACGTTTAAAACATTTCCAAGGTGTTCCATTTAAAGAATTAGCTGAAAGACAAAAATATTATGTTAAATTCAATGTTGATACCAGATTACTTGAATTTATTGATTTATTCTATCACACACCAAAAGCATTTAATTTTGGTTTCTTTAAGGATATTAAAGGCTATTTAGATGGATTAATCATTACAGAATCTAGAGTTGGTAAATCCACTACAGCTCAAGAACTATCTAAAATCTATGGATTAGGTGCTATTGCATCTCTTGCAGGTAGTGCAGCTACTCCAGCAGGTTTAATCGGTGGTTCGGTTAAAGCAGGTAGTGGTACAAGTCAAATTCGTCCAGGATTAATTCCACGTCAACATAATAAAGCAATCATCTTTGAAGAATTAGCTAAGGCTAAGTATTCATTAATGCCAGAATTAACTGATATTCGTTCTTCAGGTTTAGTTAGAATTAATAGAAGTACAGGTGACTTAACATTACCAGCTAGTGTACGTATTTTATTCTTAACAAATCCTAAAACAACTGAAGAAGGTATTGTTAGACCAATTATGGCATATCCAAATGGAATTGAAATTGTTAAACAATTAGTTCCAGCAGTTGAAGATATTGCTAGATTTGACTTTATTTACATCTTAGGTGAAGGTCCAAATGAAATTGACCCATTATGGAAACCTAAAGATGGATTCTCTATAGAAGATTTACAAACAAGAATTCGTTGGGTATGGTCAAGAGACCCAAGTCAAATTATCTTAACAGACAATATTACAAAGTATATTGTTGAAGAAGCTAAGAAACTTAACGATGAATTCTTATGTAGTGTTAAAATCTTCTCTACAGAAACTTGGAAAAAGTTAGCTAGATTATCCATTGCTATCGCAGGATATATGGTGTCTACTAACTTAGACTACACACAAATTATTGTTAAAGAACTACACGTTAAATTAGCAGTTGCTTTACTTAGAAGTATTTATGACAACAGCATCTTTAAATTAAAAGAATTTGTTGAAGAAGAACGTAAAACTTTAACTTGTAGATTAGCAGACATTAATTTCATTAAAGAAAAAATCAAGAGATTCCCATCATTAATGGATTATCTTGAAAATAACAATAATATTGCTAAGAATACTTTATATACCATTTCAGGTGTAGACCAAACTATATTCAATGGTTTAATTCAAGAATTATCTAGAGAACATTTAATTACGTTAACTAGAGATAAAGTATTCTGCAATCCAAAATTAATTATAGGCATTAAAAAGGCTAAAGAAGCTCTAGCATCTGAAGGTGTATCCGTATGAAAAACTTAGGTAACTTGCTTGGATACGAAACGTATCTAATAGAATCTCGTAGTGATTGTGAAGATGTGGTTAAAACCGCATCTTCAGCAATTACGTATTTTGCATTTGATACAGAAACTGATTCAAAGATTGATATGACACAACGAGATTCAGATACGATTAATATCAAACATGATTTACCATTTTTATTACAGTTCGGATATGGAAATAAAGTCTTCTTAATTGACTTTAGAGATTTTGATGATGCTGATGCTATATTTACTTGCTTTGATAAACTTGTAGTAAGAAGTACATTAGCCCTAGCACAAAATATCAAATTTGATATTAATATGCTATGGAACATAGGATATGTATGGCATACGCCTAATTGTTGTGACCTTATGTCAATTTCTAGATTAGCTCTAGAAAGTAAGACAGAACGTGAAGGTGGTATGCCATTAGCCTTGAAACCTCTTGCTAATAGATTATTAGGCAAGCAATATGCTGAAGCAGGTAGGCAAATTGATGAAGCTCTTAAAGCTATTTGGCATTCTAAATTGAAAGATTTAGAGTTCAAATTAAAACCTTATGGAATTACTAGAAGGATTATTAATGAAGCTCTTAAAGATGTTACTAGTACGTTAGATGAATTTACAGAAGATGTACAAAAGATTTGGAATTCTTGGTTATTAACAAGCAGAATTACATATAAAGATATTGATAAAAACCTTATTCATAAATATGGTGCAATAGATGTAATTTTAGTTCTAGAATTAGCTAAAAAGTTAATGCCTATTGTTAAAAGTAAGAACCAAATTGCTGTCCTAAAGAGAGAACAAGCATTAATTATGCCTTTAGTCCATATGGAAAGAACAGGTTATACTGTAGATAAAAAGTATCTTATCAAGTGTAAACAAGCATTAATCTTTGAAATTAATCAATTTAAAGAGATTAATGAAAAGATTTGTGGAGAAAATATCTCACCAAACCAACATCAAGCAATTAAGGATATGTTGTTACGAAAATTTGGATATGACTTAGCTAGTACAGATAAGAATCAAATGTCCATACTTATCGCAACAGACCCTAAAATGCCTGATAAGGTTAAAGAGTATTTGAATAATGTTATTTATTTAAGAACCTTATATAAATGGATTTCCACTTATATTAATTCAATGTTAAATAAATTAAATTCCACAAAAGATACTAAAGTTTATACACAGTACAATCCAAATGGAGCAGTTAGTGGACGTTTTACGTCAAATTTCCAACAATTTCCTAAGAATCCTATTATGTCACATCTAGGAGACTTTGAACTTTTCCATCCTAGAAAGATGTTTATTACAGACCCTGAATATCCTGAGATGGCATTTATAGATTATTCTCAAGTTGAACTTCGTTTACAAGCAGAATATACCTATTATGCAACGAAGGGTGAAGGCGATGTTAATATGCTTAGAGCTTATATGCCTTTTAAATGTCATAAATTAAATGATGTTTGGGTACACGATGATGATTTAGCAGATTGGGAAGGTGTAGACCTTCATACACAATCTACTAGAGAAGCATTCCCTGAACTAGATGTACATAGTGCAGAGTTCAAAAAGATGAGAAGCATTGGTAAACGAGTTAACTTTGCTTTAATCTATGGTTCAAGTCTTAAGAAGATTCAAGAAATCTTAGCAGACTGTGACCCTGACGTAGTTGCTAGACTATACAATGGTTTTAAATCCAAATTTAAGGATGTTAAAACTTATAGTAACTGGGTAGCTAGAAACTGGGTTAAGAATAATGGATATGTTACTAATTTATTAGGACGTAGATATTATATTGATAACTCAAGAGATGTTTATAAGCTAAACAATTACTTAATTCAAGGTTCAGCAGCTGATATTATCAAGCTAGTTATTATTAGAGTTGATAATTATCTAAAGAAAAATGGTTTAAAAACACGTTTACAAGGTTGTATTCACGATGAACTCTGTATCTGTGTAGCTGAAGGTGAACACGATGTCATTTACACAATTAAAAAGATAATGGAAACTACAGTTAAAACTTATGTTCCATTAGTTGCAGAAATATCCATTAGTAATACTAACTGGGCAGAAAAGAGAGGTGAGTCCTAATGTCGTATGAAAATAAGAAAAACTCAAGAGAAGCTTGGCTAAGACGTTTACAAATATATTGGAACTCTCCTACAGCACCACATTTTATTACAAGAGTTGGTGAAATTTATGAAGTTGATTTTGGTATGAATCCAGGTACTGAATTCTCAGGTAGACATTTAGCAATATGCCTTAGAGATTCAGTGCCGTCTCAAGAAAAAATGTTAGTTGTTCCTCTAACTACAAAGTTTAAAGAATATAACATTGCTGAAGAAGATATGATTAAAACAACTTCCTTAAATGGAAAAACAATTGTTGCAGGTGTTGTAGTAGGTGAAGCCACTTGGGTATCCAAGTTTAGAGTCTTTGAATGTAGTAAGATTTTAGAAGAAAATTCTTATGACAATTCAAAAATTATAAAAGGCTTTATTGAAATTTCTAAACAAGATTTAAAAAGATGGAGTACGTTATGAGATACATATTTGTAGACCCTTCAGGTAGTTATAATGAAGGTAAAGGACATACAGGTATTGCTAGTTGTAATGCAGACTTTAGTGATTTAAAAACAGTCAGTATTGCAGCTAAAGATTATACCTCTAGGCATATGTATTGGAACGCTATTCTAAGAGCTGTTCTAGACGAACATAAAACTTCTGAAGATTTTGTAATTGTAGAAAGCTTTATGATTAGAACTCAAGGATTTTTACTTGGTAAAATGCCTGAAACAATTCAACTAATAGGAATGCTTAGTTGGGAATTTGAAAACTATGGATTAGAGTATTGTACTCAAACACCTACACAAGCAAAGTCACGTTTTAAAGACGATGACTTACCTAGATATATTCCAGGTTTTGAAAAAAGACCTAATGGAAGATATTACTTAAATGGTAAACAGGTCAACGACCATATTCGTGATGCTCTTAAACATCTTTTATATTTTATGAAGTATCACAAATGAAAAGACCAAATGTAAAATCAGCAAGAGCTGCAATAAATTTAGCAGCTATGCTAGAGTATCGAACTTTTAAAGAGGAGCAAGATATGGCAAATCGTAAAACTGCTAAAAAGAAACGTTTAAAAGAACAGAAACGACAAGAGGAAGCTCATCGTTATGTTCAATCCATTTTACAAGGAGGTAAAAAGTAATGGAAACTTTAGAAATGTACAACCTTCAAGGTAATACAAAATTAACAACTTTATCTTTTACTAACGAAGAAGATTGGTTAGAACTTAGAACTAAAGGTATCGGAGGTAGTGATATTGGAGCTATCTTAGGTCTTAATTCACACAGTTCACCTTTAAAAGTCTATAGACAAAAAGTTGAAGGCTATAGAGAAGATTTATCTGATAACGTATTTGTTAAAAAAGGAAAAGAATTAGAAAACCTTATTTTGACAAATTATGTCCAACCTTACTTCGCTAAGATGGGATATGAAGTTGGTAAACCTGAATTTATGATTATCAATTCAGATTATCCATTCTTTAGAGCTAATGTAGATGGTATCGCATTTAAAAAAGGCGATGATTATAAAAATAATGTCATCGTTGAAATTAAATGGGTTAGTGAATGGGCTGAAGTTAACTGGTATAAACCAGAATACAATGGAATTCCATCTAGCTACTATGCACAAGTACAACTTTATATGGCAGTAACTGGAGCTAGAAGTGCAATCGTTTGTGCATTATTTGATAAGAACTGGGAAATGAACTACTTTGTTATTCCTAGAGACGAAATGTTTATTATGGAAATGATAAACAAAGGTCGTGATTTCTATCAATATAATATGCTTATGAAAATGCCACCTAGATTAAGTTACGAAATTGATAAAGAACAAGTTACTGAAGCTATTAAGGAAACACCAAAAGAGTTAGTTCCTAACGCTGAAATGACTAAATACATTGAAAAGTATTTATCTAATGGTGAAAAACTTAAGAAAGCTGAAGAAATCCAAGCCCAACTAAAAGATATTATCTTAGATTTAGCTACTAAAGGAAATTGTCCTGATGACCCTAAACATAAAGTTAAAACTTCTGTAGTTTCTTCCCATAGATTTAATTCAACTAAATTTAAAGAAGAACATCCAGAACTTTATGAACAATATTGTGAGGATAGTGAATCTCCAAGAATCACTATTAAATAATTATGTTAGACGTTAAAGATTTATATCAGCAACGTGTAGCTAATTGTGCTGATAGATTTGTCAAAATCATATTAAATCCCTTAGAATTGCAGTGGATTTTACAAACTGCTACAAATATTGTAGAGGCTAAGAAGAACGAAACAGCCTATAAAAAAGATGGTGCATCTTTATTAAGGCGTTACGTTAATGGATTGAAAGGTGAGGCAGCTGTCGCTAAGCATCTTGGAATACCCATCATCAATCCAGATGTCGGGGTGTCGATTGATTTCGACACTCCTGACATTCCTGGATATAATGTAGGTATTAAAACTGTGGATTACGGACACTTTCCAGTAATCCCTAAAGACAATACTTATCCTCAAATTATTTGTATATGCCACCCTACAGCTAACGGTGTAGTATATGTTTGTGGTTTAGCAGACACTAATACACTTAATAAGTTTCAATATGACGATTTAATTTTAGACCCTAATCTAAAAGAAAAAGGCACCAAGACAGGATTCTGGGGATTTATGAATTTATTAGAAGTCTCTAAGACTACTATTGAACCTTATAAATTACCAGAACCTTCTGAGGAGGATTTTAATTTTGAAAGCGTTGAATGATATCCAAAATGATGGAAAATTAAAAATCCTTGAATGTTTTGCCTGTCAAGAATTTATGGATAAGCCTGATAAAACAGGTATTAGAATTGTTGGACATTTAACAGACCCTGTAACTAGAGAAACATTCTTAGTAATGTTTACAAAACAAATGGGTTGGGAACACGCTAGCATTGCTTATTTACACAAAAAGAAACTTCCTGATTGGAATATTATGTGTAGATTGAAAGATTTGTTCTGGACTGAAGATGAGTGTTGTGTCCAGTATCATCCAGCTAAAGAAGACTATGTAAATATGCACGAGTACACTTTGCATATTTGGAAGCCTTATTTAGACACCCTACCAAAACCTCCTAGTATAATGGTAGGGTTTAAGGATGTTAATCCCGAACAAATGTCCGTAATATCTAAGCTGTTCATAAATTCTATGACACCACAAGAAAGAATAGCTTATGCTAAAGAAAAAGGTCTAACCATAAATCGTAAAGCTAGAAGAAATATTAAATAAGGAGGAGTATGACAATGGCAGAGAAAAAAGTTGTAACCACAGAGAAAGAAGTGGTTAAAAAAGAAACATCAAAAGAATGCCCAGTCTTAGAAGAGATTGTTAAACGTACAAAAAGACGTATTGATAATCTTGAAGAAATGATTGATGCAGAGATGAATCCTCTTCATCGTGTAGAATATGAAGCTGCACGTAAAGAAAATGTCGAACTTTTATGTTTTCTTAAAAGCTTAAGCCATAGTGGTCCTGAAGCTAAATTACTAAGAGCCATCTTTGGTGAATAGTAAAATTAAAGAGCAGGTGTAATAGCCTGCTCTTTTTTTTATTAGCGAGACTTCTTGCTGAAATCTGGCTGGAACATACTGGGCAAGAAGTCTGATAACTGGTAGCTATTATTAGCTACTTTGCCAGGAGTTCTTAAGCCAGTGTTAATAAATCTTTCATATGGATTTAATTGATGGAACAAATATGCTAACTCAGAGAATTGTGGGTCTGCTTGTGTTATGTTCTTTTGGTATTGTTGTGTGTTATACGGACGATATTTTATATCCTTAGGGTCTTGAAGGTGGCGAGCGACGGGACGCAAAATTGGATTTGTTCTATAAGCAAAATCTTCTTTGAGGTCGTTCACCGCATTAAACGCACCAAACATAGAGTTATATGGAGTTTGTTTGACAATGCCTGTCAAATGTTTAGTTAGAGAGGTCTTTTGTTGTCCCACTGGGATGGCACCTCTTCCTTTTGCTTCGGCAGTGAATTCGTCTGAGGTATCTTTACCAGCCCATAATCCTTCGTGTGTGGAAATGACATTATCAATAAGTTGAGGTTTATTAGTGAAAATGTCTGCCCAGAAGGCTAAATTCTTAAGATAGAATGTTGGGAATGGAAGGATATAAGACATTTTATTCATAAATTCACTAACATTATCATAGTCAAAGTTAGCAGCGTACATTGTGTTGATAGCTTCATTCATTGACATATTGAATTTAGCACGTAATGCTTTTTCAACATTTTTATCCGTACCTAGGATGTCACAAATATCTTCTATAGTATATCCTTGATGTTGTAAATCATTGAGTATTGTAGATGAACGCATCCAGTTTTCAATATTGTTAGATGATTTAAGAATTTGATTACTAACTGGATTGTTTAAGAATAATCCGTAAGAATTGAAACCTCTGTCTTGAACTTCTCTAAATGTACCATTTATTTTAACCACTTTTGTTTTTGATGGGTCTCCATACATAATACGTTCAAAAATATTATTTGGAACAGCATATGGGTTGTCTGTAACTAATTCGGTTAAGTTTTCAACATCTCTATTATTATTCTTAAATAGTGTTGCTGTTTGGTTGTTGTTTAAGTATAGGTATAGATTAGCCATTTTTTGTTGTTCAGCAGGCACGTGTGTATTTAAGTATTCTTTGAAAGCTTTATACATTTCTGGATTGCCAACTATTTGGTCCACAGTTAAAGTGTCTACCATATTCTTAGATTTTTTGAAAGTTTTAAGATACCAGTCTGCAGGTCTATCACTTCTAGTTATAGTTTTTAAGTCTGTGTCTTTTAACCATTGCCTATATCCATCAAAAATATCACTAAAATTATTGTTGAGTTGAGTAACTTGACGCATAGAGAAAGCCACATTAGTAAGTTCATCACTTAAGGTGGTCCCGTATTTTTTGGATAATTCTACTGCTTGTTTAAAATAAGCGTCTTGAATATTGCCTGCTAAGAAACCAGGATTTGCTAAGGTTCCAAACTTGAATGGGACTGTAAGATATTTGTTGATAAATCTGTAAACCTTACTTGACATGCGTGCATCTTTTTTGCACATACGGTCTAAAGAACCGATGACTGAATCAGGTACTAAGATAGTTTCGCCATCTTTAAAGGCTCTTTCTAAGGCAGCGTCTGAGAATTTATCAAATCTAGTGAAACCTATGAGTTTCCCTGAGTCATTATATCTTGGTTTAACAATTGATAGGTTATTAAGATTACCTTCAGACGCATTTAAAGCTTTCTTTAATGTATCTACACTGTCAAAGTTGTTTTGTAATTTAAAGTTATCGCTTACAAATAAGTCAAAGAAAGTTTGAACATTTGAGTCATCAAACATACCTTGTGTAAATGTTGAAGAATGTATTTTCCTAAGGTCGGTTTGGAACATATTTATTCCTGCTTTAGTCTTATATTGACTGAAAGCACCTAGGTGACTGCGTTCCATAGGAATTGCTCCGAAGGCTAATTTGCCTGAAGCAATGTCTTGGTCATTTAAAGCTTCACAAAGCTTTTTGAGTTTATCGCTATCAATTCCTAATGTTTTATAAATAGCAGAGAATTCTTTAGCAATATCTTCATTGTCTACCATTGCGTGAGAAATATAATTAGGACTGAACTTTGTGTATCCAAGTTTTGTAGCTAATTCTTCAGTTCCTTGACGAATTTCGTCAAAAAGTTTATCTAATTTACTAGAGTCCCAGGTAGTAGATGTGACAAGTTTGTCTCTTAAGACTACGTCTTGTAGACCCAAATCTTTCTTACCAAATAGACTGTAAATCTTATTGATATCTTTTTTAATACTAAGATTATCAGTATCAAAGGCTACACCTAGACGTCTAACTCCATCTTCACCTGTAACATCAATAAATTTAAGAATGTTTCCATTTTGATTAACAAGTTCGACGTTCTTTCTTAAAGCAGCAGCTGCAGCATCAGCTTTAGCTTTTGTCATTTTAGCTGGCACTGGGAATTCTTTAAATCCACCAGATGCCCATAAACTTTCTAAGAAATTATCTCCTGAGAGAGTAACACCTTCAGCTAAATCTTTTCTAGTAATGTATTCAGATGTTTTTAAAGCATCAAATTCACCAGACATTTGTAAATCTTCTGCCATTTGTGCAGAATGTTTAACAGTATCTACGTGTTTAACACCGTAGGTAGTTCTTAGTTTATTTTTCATTTTAGATTGCACTGCTGCAATCCATTGTTGGAAAAGAGTTTTTTCTGTTTTTGAACCAAAGTCTCTAATGTAAGGTTCGATATCAAAAGGTGGAATATCTCCAGGCAAATCCCAATTCATTTTGAAATTGTTGAATACTTGTTCGTAAGCATCCATTGAAATGTTGTCTTGGATAGAGAAATTATTTGTGACTGTCTTTGCCATATCTTCAGGATTAAAGGTGGCGAGACTGTCTGAAACTTTAACATAATCTTCAATATTAGGTGCTTTTAATACTTTTTTAGAAGCATCGTAAATATTTCTAGGTGTAAGCTTAGTGAAATCGTAGGCATAAGGCGTCCCACGGACTTCCTGCCAGTACTTTTGTTTAGCTGGAGTATAATACTTGTCTAACATCTCTTCCAAGTCTGTAGGAGCTCGTTTTAAGTCTTTCAATTTTTGTTCTAAAATTGAAATAACTCCAGGGTCCATATTTTTATCTTTAGCTGTTTTTAAAGCAGTTAAAAGTTCTTGTTGACGTTTAACAAACTCAGCATATTGAGCAGAGTTTTTAATATAGTCTTGAGAAACTTTAAGGTCTAATTTTGGGAAATCTCTAGCATAAGCTTGTAAATCTTCAGGTGTAAAATCTGTTTTTGACATATATTGATTAAGAAGCTTTGCTGGATTCATAACATCTGTATAGGTGACATTTTGTGGAATGCCTCCGCCTGCTCCTGCTACAGACATAATATCGTCGTCGTAGGAAGCAACACTTTCTACAGACATATTTTTAGTGGCAGTTTCATAAAGATTGTTATCAAAAATGTCTTGCTCTAAATTATCAGCAAGGTTAATTAAGTCTTTACCAACTTGTGTTTTTTGTAAAACATTTGTGTTTTGTCTAATCCAAGGTATGAGACTGTGACTTTTATCAGCAATTTCTGTAACATCTTCTCCTAAGCCTTCAGTAAGGTCTAATTTTCTAGTGTATAAAGTATCTAAAAGGTCTTGGAAATTTTGACCTGTAACAACACCTTTTGTAGATAGTTTTCCTTTACCATATTTAACTAAAGTATTAAATACATCGTTAGGAATCCAGGTATTATCACCTAACTCTTTTTTGAGATAGGTAATATATAATCCATCTGGATGTTTACGTAGGAATTCTCTAAAGTGATAGTTGATAACATCTAAACTATCTTTAGCAATATTGCTTTGGAAACCCATTCTATTTGGAGCAAAAGTGAAATTACTTTTAGCTAGGTTTTTGACTGTAGGATTGATTTTGTTAAGAACCATTTGTTTGGCTTCATCTAAGTCGTATTCTTCTATCATATATTCGAGATTGTCATAGAATTTTCCATATTCTAAAGGATTTCCATAATAATCTGTTTCATCATAGTCAGCAAAATTATCTTTAACGTATTGTTTTAACTCATCTTCTGTTAAATCATTTAACTTTTTAGTAGCAAAAGACTCTGTAGCTTCATCGTAAACTTCTACAGTTGGGTTAGAATCAACTCCGATTAAAGTACCCTTTTGGAAATCTGATGGATGTTTTTTCATTCCTTCAAAGCTTGATTTAAGAATATCATCACGTTCTTTAGCAGCAGTCTCTTGAATTCTTGTTACTGCTTCATTTTTCTTGGCTAAATGTTCTGCTTGGATAGTATTGTAATCAGCTAAAGCTTTGTTGTAATCGTCTAAGTTGACAACATTTGTCAAATTATCAATCTCTTCTTTAATAGCATAAAGTTCAGGGTCATCAATTGGATTGATATCTGTCGTATAATCAGAAGCCATTTTCTTTAAAGAAGATAAAGTTCCAGGGTCAAAACTTGAATAAGAAACTGTTCCTAAAGAAGGGTCTACTACAGGAGTATTAGAAGTTTTAGTGATAAAGTCTTCTGGAGAAGTAGAACTTGCTCCACCTAAGAAATCTCTAATACGGGTAAGACCTTTACCAATTAAAGCTTTTCCACCTGGAAATGCCATATTACCAGCAACATTTGCAACGACATCGTCGTAATCTGAAAGAATTTGTCCCATTTGTCCAACAGGAGTTCCTTTATTAAGACGTGCTAATTGCCCTCCCATAATCCCAGGGTCGGTGGCGAGGTCGATAGTTGTACCTGCAACCTTGTCACCTAAAGATTGAAAATCAGATTCGTCTAATGGAGTTTGGGTGCCTGCTAAACGAGCCATTGCGTTACCTGCAGCAGCCATTAGTTTTGTTCCTTGATAATCATAATCGTCTACAAATATATTTGTAATAGGATTAGTAGGAGCTTGATTGGTTCCACCAGTTAGTTGTCCTAATGCGTTAACGCCTTCTGTTAAACCACCTAGGATAAAATCATCTGCTTTATCCATTGAACGTCCAAAAGTGGAAAGAATTCCCATTCCTGGACCGAGAATTCCTTGTCTACCTGTTAAGGCATTATCAAGCATTTCTGCATATCCAGCACCGATTCCACCTATTGGACCGTATAAATTTCTATAATAATTAACTACTTCAGCATTAAAAAGAGGGTCGAATATATCATCGACATATGGTTTATTAACTTGTTGTGTTATTGTTTTTCCATTTAGCGGAGCTAAAAATCTTCCAATTGCCATAGTAGTTTACCTGAAGTTATTATACACTATGAAAATAAAAAGAAAAAGACCTAAGGATTAGGTCTTATCTTCTATTCATCATTGCAACAGGATTGCCAGCATTTGGAATACCTTGAGCTTCTTCAAGTTCTTTACGAGCTCTTAGTTTATCAAACAATGCACCGATGTTTCCACCACCCATTGTCATCATTGCTGCTAAGTAAGGATTGCCTTGTGCCAAGGCATATGCACCTAAGCCTCCTAAGCCTAGACCAGCTAACTGTCCACCGAATTTGTCATTATCTGTCAAACCTCCGATGTTACCAGCTGCGGAACCTATAAGCCCTGCAGTTTTGAATGGGTGTGCTTTAGCAGCACCTAATGCTAAGGAACCTAATTGTCCAGCATTAATACCGCCTTGGTCACCTATACCAGCAGCAAGACTTGTTGGAATGATATCATCAACACCTTCAATACCACTGGGCTGAGCAAACTTTTGTAAAAGCGATTGTTGCTGTTCAGGTGACATTGAATTTGCCATTTGGTTAGCCATTGCCATAATTTGAGGATTCTTCATTAATTTTTGGAATAATCCAACTTTTGCATCTGCCATAGTTGTTTCCTCCTAGTAAAGTTGATTGAAGTATCTGGACTGTAATCCAGCTCCGTATAATCCTCTTGGACGTTTCATTGTGCGGTATTCTTCTTCAGCTTGTCTGAGTTTTTCATATAAGCCTTGAAGTTTAGCATTGGCTTCTTCATTACCTTGACCGTAGCCAGAGATACCTGAGTTGACTAAACCACCAATACCACCAATTAAAGCACCTGGAATACCACCCATTAAGAAGCCTGAGCCTGCTTGTAAAGCTGTGCTTGGTAATCCTTGAATAACACCGTTAGCAACACCATCTACAGGATTGTTAACTGTGTTATTTCTCATTTGACGTAGGAGTTTTTCATCAGCAGCATCTAAATACATATCGTACATTGGATTAGATGCCATTGATAAATTAATGTCATTCTTTAATGAACGGAGGTCATTATCAGATTGAATATTGTCATAGATACCTTTTAAAGCTTTGCCACCTTGGTAGATACCCATTCCCCAGTTGGCTAAAGTACCTAAAGATGTACCATTGCCTGGAACTGTATCACCGATAGATTTTGTAACATCACCTGTTCCAACTAAGGCATTCATTTGTTCAGGTGTAAGTTTGGCAGCACCTTCTACTCCATTTAATGAATCTAAGACACCTTGTCTTGATAATCCATTAAGACTTGAAAAAGGACTGTCTGCTCCAAAACTATAAGTATCACCTAATCCACCCCAGTTAGAAGCAGCATCTAAACCTGCAGCACCTGGAGTAGCTGCATAGTTAAATGTTTGTGTAGGCATATTTCCTAATTGAATACCACCTTCTCTGGTCCAGAGAGGAGCATCTTGAGGAATTCCAGCAGCATCTTTGAAATTTTTACCAAAGCCACGCATCATACCAAAAGGATTAAAACCTCTTAATCTTCCATATAAGGAACCAAGATTGGACCCTATTGGCATACGTGGACGAGAAGTATCTGAACTAAATAATGGCATAAATTATAACCTCCTAGTTAATTATAAACCGTTGTTAGAACGTTTTCCACTACCATATCTGTTTCTGTATAAGCCTTCGCCTAAGGAATTACCAGCAAAGTAGTTGGATAGACGCTCATTCCAAGCATTACGGGCATATTGGTTCTTATCCATTGCCCAACCAACTTTACCTTGTCCATAGCTTAATCTACGCTCAGCATTACCTGCAAGTTGATTTGCTCTGTTCATATCATATTGGTTCAAGGCACTAGTATAATCTTGTCTAATACCAGCTTGTGCTTGTCTATGAGCTAATAATTGTTGTGCTAAGGCATTGGATGTGTTCAATGCTTGTTGTGCAGATTGAGCTTGAGTTCCTAATTGAGTGTTAATATTAGCAACTAAGCGTTGAGCAGCACTAGCACCACGAGAGATAGCATTACGTTGTTGTCTATCTAATTCGTATCTAGTTGAACCAGCAATTGCTTGTTGATTCATAACGTCGTTTGTAAGAATTTGATTTCTATAATCTGAGAAAGCAGCATTATTTTCCATCAATCCTTGTTGAAGAGCTTCTGTTGTTCGATTTAATGTGCTGTTATATAAATCCATTATTTGACGATTTTCAGCGTCAATTTCAGCATAAGCACCTTCTTCAATTTCTTTTATTTGGTCTTCGGTTAAAACGTCTGGCATTTCACCTAATTCATCATAGGCTTTTTCAATGTCAGCCATCATTTTATCTACACCAGTTTGGTCAAATGTGCCATATCCATAATCGTGCCACCAACCAGCACCTGTACCAATTCCACTAATAGCCCAACCGATAGGACCTAGAGCTAAGTTAATATATGTTCTTGGGTCTTGCCAGTTAGCAAACTGTCCTTCATTTTGATATTGGGCATATAAAGCATCTATTTGAGAATCGGATAATTGGTCACCATATTGTTGACGTATCCAGTTTTTAAAATGGTTTCGTGTAGCATCATTTTGAATTTGTGTACCTACATAAGTTCCACCTAACTGTCCTGCTAAAGCAGCAGCAATAAGAGCAGCAATCCACATACTTATTTATCTCCTTTCTTATTCTCTCGTTTTAAGAATTTTCTTAAACCAGTAATAACATCGGAGTAGTCTTCTTCACCTTTAACCCTGGATTTCCATTCAGGTAAAGGATTAAGAGGAATAGCTGCTAATTGAGCAATACCAATAGTTGTTAAACAGAAGATGATTTGTTCTAAGCATCCTTTTAGGAAAAAGCATACAGCAATAGCTATAGCGATAGGAATAATTCTGTTTCTAATACCAACTAAAATTTGTTTGGTTAAAGAATATTTTTTAGAATAAGCATCAATAATCTCATTGAGAATACTGACAATTGCAAAGCCTATTAAGAAACAGGAGACAATACCCCAACCATTTAGAGCAACGTGCATTCCTGTAACGTTGCCTAATTCATCAGTTGTTACTTGGTATCCATATTTATTAAATAAGCCAAACTTGATAGAAAATACTGTAATAGGAGCAGCAACACCTGTTGCTAACCATCCGACCATTCTAAGCCAGAATATTAACAGTCTTTTTCTAGCAGAAACTGATTCTTCTGTTTCATCAGAATGAGCTTCTTCTTCAATGTTGATGTCTTCGTCTGCCATAAACAATATCTCCTTTCTTAGTATATAGTATTTGACACTAATTGTCTAATGTTCCTCTTGCATAGGAATTAGATGAGCATCAAGTCCTAAACGTTTACGTTCTGCTTCTTCTTGAGCTTGATGGTGTTGAATGTATTCTTCTCTAGCCAATTCTTGTTCTGTAAGAGGTTTGAATTCTTTATCATCTTTGAATTGAGAATGTACATTTGTTTTAATTTGTAAGTAACTGGCATCGAAATCATTGAACTTACCACCATCTATGAAACCAATGAAGGCACTAGAGATTGCGGTGGCGAGTTTGGTTAAGATGTCCCAGATAATGAGGAAAGTTCTTTGAGCAGTTGTCATATCTCCACTCATATTTTGCACTGTATCCCAACCTATACATCCAAGGGTAACAGCAACAACTACAAGAATCAAGATACGAGAACCAACTTTTTCACTGAACATCCAGTTACGTTTTTTGAATTGATTAACAAGGACTTCTTCATCTGTTAAGTCAACTCCGATGGTTCTTTCTAAGAGATAGTCATTAACACCGAGGAACTTTAAGGAAGTTTTTCCTGTTTTGATTGCCATAATGACATCAAATTGTTCTTGGGTGATTTGTCTAACACCATACTTATCACCTAATTCTTTGTTAGGTGCAATAATCAAATTTCGTAAGTCACATTCGTCGAGTTCTAAGTAAGCCATATTAGTAATACCGATATGTCTTAGAACACGTTGATTGACTTCTTTTTGTTTAGCAGGTCTTCTTACACGTTCTACCCACTGTTTAAATGCTGAATAACAGTGGTCGATGATGTCTTTAGCACTTGCTCTAAATGCTTCTCTTGCTTTGTAAATTTCACTAACAGGATTTAAACCATTACTTGTTCCACCAATAAGGATGAAACATACTAAGGCTGTAACACCAATGATTAAGGTCATTACTAATTTAGTAATGAATTTGGCTGTTAGAATTTGTTCAGGTTTAATTACAAATTCTGGAATAGAGCTAAGAATTGTAATAGCAAGGACTAAAATGAATGATAAGAATGCTAATACGGTTTTCTTGTCGGAATATTTTCTAGCTAATTTAAGTAATTCTTCTGGAGTTTTCATAATTACATCCTCTTGATTTTATCTCTAACAATTAGAATTACGCCTATAGTCACGTAAATTAGAAGTGCTCCGTATACAAGAAATGCGTATTTTGAATGGAACCAAGCTAATATATCTATATGTGCCAATAGTGCGTAAAGCAGTAATAACCCTAAGATAAGAAGTGCTGCGGCTCCACCACAGATGAGATAGTATTTAGTAGATTTTGAAATTCTAAATTTCTTTGATGTAGGGTTTTCCATAATTAGATTGAGATGCCTCCTTCTCCACTGGAAGAGTTTTTATCGTCTTCAGGTTTGAAGGTTCCTTCAGCAATTGCTTTAATAGTTGCTTTTGCTTCTTTTTGTTCAGTGAGTTTTCTATTGAAAGCTTCAGCAGCATTTACTTTAATTCTTTCAACTAACTCACTAACATCTTCACCTGATTGAGCGTCTTTTAACATATCAAGCATTAGTAATGTATCGTTATCATCCTTAGATTTATTCATTATCAATGCTTTAATGATTGATGCGTTTTGATTGCCTAGTTTTTCAAATAAAGGAGTAATGATTTCAACTGCAGTTTCAATAAGAGCATTTTTAGCCATTTCAGCTTGTTCAGTGACTGCTTTAGCAATTTGGTTATGGTCTCTAATCTTTTTCTTCTTAGATTTGAACAATCCAAATCCGCCTAAGATAATTGATAATGCTGCTAATACATAATATCCTAGCTGAACAATTATTAAAGGATTTGATAAAAGCTTTGACCAATCACCATCTTTAGCTGCAACTAACATACCTGCAGCATCGTCTGTATAAACTGTTTTTACTTGAATAATATGTTCTACTGAATCATCAAAGTTTTCAACTCTCCATCCGAACACGTAATTACCATCAACTTTAAGACCATCAATATAATCTGTGTCTTTGTTATCATAAATTGTATATCCTAAAAGATGGTTCTCTTTAAGAATCAAGTCTTTGGATATTAAAGTATGTTCTTCATCATCGGATAGGTTTTCTCTAATTTCCACTGATAGGATATTGTCTTTTACATAAACACTATCAGAAGTAAATTGAACTGTTGGTGTAAGGGTTAAGGTGGCGAGTGCTGCAAATAAGACTGGTAACATTATAAAATCCTCCTAAAGTTTGTTTATAGCATTGGCTAATTCTTTGATTGAGCTATCTAATGTTTCAATAGCGTGATTATTTGTATTTGTATTATCAATTAAAGCATTTATTACTTCGGTTTGCTTATTTATGACTGTAATAATTTCTGAAAATACTTTATCTGAAATTATAACTCTATGTCCAGAAACTTTAGTAGTAATAGGTTGAATCTTTTCTATTTGTTCCATAAGACATCTCCTTTAATGTAATTATACAATAACTGTCAAATAATTCAAATAAAAAGGTACCGATTAACTCGGCACCTTAGTATTAGTACAACTCATCGTAATTCATTGCTATATAGTATTTGAATGCTTTACCTGGACCAGCATCTTTATCATTGATGAATTTTTCTGCTAATCTAACATAGATTGCAACATCATCAGAGACGCTTCCAAAGTAGTCACTGTAAATCATATTCATTACATAGTTCCAATCGAATTCGTTGAAATCTATGAACTTGATTCCATACTGTTTAGCAACGGCTGTTGTGTCAGCTAATGACCAGTGTCCACCGTGAGTTCCGTCTTCGTTGACCATACCCTGGAGTGCTTTAGCCAGCATCCAGTCACAGAAGTGGTATCCGTAGACTTTCTTATATAAGCACATTTCCATAGCTTCATAGAGATGGTCATCGTAAGACTTAGCTTCTTTTATAGCATAGTCAACAAAACATTTAAGTTGTTCTAAAGTAGCATCTTCAAGTATCTTTTTGTGCATTGATTAATCCCTCCAATAATTTGATAATTTGTTCATTTTGAGCAATTATTTTAGAAAGCATTACATTTTGTTCTTCTCTAAGAATAGAGTCTTGTTCTTCTAAGTGTTTATCCAGATTATTAACTTGTTGAGTGTTTAAATCTAGGTTCATTACACCTATAAGAAATGAAACAACAGTAATTGCATCTAAAAAATTGTCATTCATATTAGTCGAGATATTCTACATCAATAGCAATGTTAGATGTTGTAATCGCTACGCCAGTATTAACAACTGTTAAGGTGACTGGTGAACCACAGCAAGGAACTCTGACAATTGCATCAAAAGACAAACTTCTTACTTCAGTTGTGGCTGTAGTAATAGTTGTTGATGCAGTTGCACCTGTTACAAGAACATTATCTTGTCTTAATTGAACAGCAACATTGCCTGCTGCAGGAGCAGTAAATGTTAAAGTAACTGAAACGTGATAATATCCTGGAGCACCTAAAACAATGGAATCATTAGATTGTTGAATAGAAGAACCACGTCTTCTAACGATGGTTGTTAATGGTAATACACCATTTGCAGCAACTGTTGCTACAGATGGAGTAGCTAAATAGATTAAACTATTGTTACACATTGTTATATCCTCCTAAAAATAATAAAGACTATCTAGGAAACACCTAAATAGTCTAGTTGAAACATTTGGCTTTTCTGAGCCCTAGTGACGAAATGTCGTGTCAATTTGACTATTAAATGTTTCCGTTGCAGCCGCAACCACAGAATGGGTTAGCGTTATAAGCATAAGTCATAGAACTTGGATATCTTACAACACCTTGCAAAGCTTGGTTGAGTTCAAGTTGTTGAATTCTTGCAGCTTGTCTTTCAGCTTTATCAGCTGTGATAGCATCAAGAACTTTTTGGACTGCTGCGGTTGTGTTGGCATTGATACTAGCAGTGTTGAGTGCTTGTGTGTAGTTCACACCATCAATGCTTCTTAAGATGTTGCAGCAACATTCTTGTTGATGTGCTTTTGTATCAGCAACACCTAAAGCAACGTCGTGAATATCATTGGTTAAGCCACTACCAACTCTTTCAACAGCAGCAATTGTAGAAGCTGTATCGGAGGAGATGGCACTTAAGATATCACGATTTTCAGATTGTAATTCTGAGAAATTGAAACCGCTGGACACGTCTTCTGCTGTAGCTGCACGATAGCCTAAGCCATTGTAACCACCACCGAAGAAGCCATTACCGCCCCACATTAAAGCGAGGATTGCGAATAACCAAATACCAGAACCACCACCGAAGCCGTAATCACCATAACCACGATTCATATCCATTACTGGAGTAATTCCTGTACCTTCCATAGTAACATTCTCCTTTCTATATTATTTCCCTGTGATGTTTCTTAAGAATTCTTGGGGATTTATACCTCTTTGTTGACACATAGTGTTAAAAACTTGTTCAGGATTCATACCTTGTTGGAGCATATTTATAGCAGGTTGTAAAGCAGGGTTTTGTTGAGCAAGTCTTTGCAGAACTTGCATAGGATTCCTAGACTGCATAAGCATCTGGTAAGCATTACGAATACTTGCCATATTGTTAGCATTCATAGGATTTGTAGGATTTAGAGCATTAAAGGGATTAGACATAACTATTCTCCTTTAGGTTCCAATTTTTCAATACGTTTGACTATTTCATCAAACTCTTCTTTTGTAACATATCCACCCTTAGGAGGAACTGGTGTTATAGGGGTCCTAACATCCGCTTCGCTTACTTCGGTAAGTTTAAAATACCTTAATGTTCCTTGACCTAAGGCATTAGCAGTCTTCATATAACAAACAGGTTGTTCACTATCCATAAGCAAAACTGTTTGATTTGCTGGGACCATATAAGATTTAGCACCTTCTAATCCATTAACAAACGCATACACATTTTGGGGTTGGGTTTGTCTAGGAGTATATCCTGGCTGTGGATAAGGTGTGAAATTACCAAAATTATCGTATGGCATACTATGTTTTCCTTTCTAGCAAACTGAACTGTTGGCGTGTCACTTGCTGTCCTGAAAACATAGTAAAATAAAAACAACACTTTCGTGCTGTTGCATAGGTGCAATTCGTATTTAAGCTGTTAGTTTACTAATAGCTTCATCTAATTTATAGTTAATCATTCTCTGAGAATAATTATATTTCCAAGCTAGATATGAAATCTTATTTCCTTGGACATAATCCCAAATTAAATGTATTTGTTCATTATTTAATTGTTTATACTTACAAATCTTTTTAACGTGGTGCTCACTAAAGTCACCATCGAAGAATACATATAAGACTGCAAACTTATCAGGTTTAGAGACTTTATTAAATAACCACATACTTTTGTATTTATATGATAGGTGAAGTAATATTGCTAAGCTAACACCAAGAGCTATTGCAATTATTACTACGATATAAAAGAAAGGGACAGCAAGTGATAATATTCCAAAGACTATCACGCCAACAGTGATACAAATGGCTTCTTTCTTAAAATGGAGTGAGTATTTAAACCCTAACAAATATCTTACTATAGCAAATGCTGTGTACATTACTAAGAATTCAAAGACTTTGCCGAGTAGGAAAGGTAGCACCATTAGAAGTAGAAATCCAAATGTTTGAGTTAAGTATACTCTTACGTAGAATAACTTTAACTTATTTCTTTGAGTCTTCGTTAGATTCATCTTCATCAAAGATTTCTGCGAGTTCTTCTTCAATGTTTGGGAAGATAAACCAGGAGCCGTGTCCGTCGTCCATACTTTACTGTCTCCTTTCTCCCTATTTATATAAAGTGAAATTGTTACCAAAATCACTAATAGGGCAATATCATATTCAATTGTATAAATAAATTGAGCTGTTAAGGGTAAAATTACATAGCCAAATGAAACATTTCCACTTTTAATTATGTAAATCATAAATTGTAATGTGTATATGACAGTTACAGCTATTAACAATCTTAATAAGGAAAGACCATATTTCTTACCATTTATTCTTTTTGATTCGATTAGTTGGTCTATTATTGGACAAATAATGTAAAATACAAAAGGATAAATCGTGTATACAATGTCTGGCATATGGATAAATTGTAAGCCTACTTCTAATCCATAAAATGCTAAAGCGTATAAAGGATGTGGAAATTTTCTAAGAACGAAAAACAATACAATTATAAATTCTAAGGTTCCAAATAACGTATTTATTAAACCGTAAAGCTTATATCCTCGAAACCAATTTTCTATAGAATCCATTTGTGGATTTTGATAATTTAAGATGAAATATTTACTACCTAATAGAGAAAATACCATAGCAACTGTATAAAGAACAAGGACCATAATAGATGTTGCTAAAAACACTTTTCTCCATTGGTCTTTAGTTAAATAAGGATTATCAGTCTTAAGTAGTTTCATAGTAGAATTATTATACCTAAGGAAAAAGAAAAGCACAATCTGTAATTGTGCTTAGTGTTTTATTTTATAAAATATAAATTAACTAATCCAGCCTTGACCCTTAGCATAAGTGATTAAGGCTTTAAGGTCAGCAACAGATACTTCATTACCAGCGTTATCTTTAATGGTCTTTACATAGATTTCTTTATAATAATTACTACTATTACCAATTGCTCTAGTGTTACCATTGTCAGGTAAAATATGAGCTTTTATTATTGCTTGACCAGAAGTGTTGACAGATAATCTTTCTGTTTTGTTAGAATCTTTGATGCTACCAATAAAACCACCAGTAGAAATTGTTTCACCAGAAACATCTAAATCACCAACTATATTAACTAATTCTGTGTCAGCTGGAGTTGCTTTTGGAGTAATACTAATTGCAAGATTTCCAATTTTATCATTAATTAAATTAGTTTTTAAAGATGTTAACACAGTTAATTGTTCAATATAACCATAATTAAATGGATTTTCTAAGCTGCCGATACTACCCACATAACTTGGTATTATATTATCTGTGTAAACTTTGTTTATATAAGCTTTATTCCAATTTGTACCTTCTGCACCTAAATCTCTACTATTATTGGTATTTGGAACTAATGAAGCATTAACTGTTGTAGTTCCACCAAGTGTAAATCTATCAAAATTTGCACTATCTTTGATTGTTGCAACAAGAATATTATTTGCTTTTGCACCATTAGTTGTTGCTTCAAGTTGTTTTGTTCCAGCACTATCTAAAAGACCATCTCGAACATATAAACCACCTTCTGGTATTGCAACTTTACCACTTTTATAAACTTCAAGTGCATTTTTTCTTTGAATATTTATAGGGTCCCAAGTGACAGGGTCAACACCATAAGTCCCATTGCCAATAGCGAATCTTAAACCAGTTTTTAGTTCATTTGCAGTTCCGATAATATGTTGATTATCATTGTTTGCTTGTAATAAAGTTCCAACAACTAAATTAGCATTTACGTCATAACTTGATGTATTGTAGTAACCACCAACCAAACTATCTCTACTTGCATTTTGGTTACCCTCACCAAATGTTAGTGAGCACATACCATAATTTGTAGTTATATTACCAACACCTGTAACAAAGGCACTATCACCATTATTTTCATTTCTTGTTCCACAAACAAAACTGGCATAATTTGTTGCTTTGTTTGATTTTCCAAATGCACTTGCCCACCACTGACTTGCTATATTTTCTGCGGGAGCATCATCAACGGAAAGATTTTCTGGATTACCAACTTGTTGTATAAATGTTTGTTTTTCTGTTCCAGAATGTACGTATTGAATACGTTGTACAGTATCTGGTAGATATTGAACTTGTTCAAGAAAATCTTCAAAACAATCATCTAAACTATCAACAATTTGTTTTAGGTAAGGAGATAACTCCAAATTATTTTTAATAGAATCTATTAAAGTATTCCATTCTTCTACAGTAATATTATGTGAGGTAAATGTTTTAGTTAATGTAGCTAATACTTCTGGAGATTTAAAATAATTTGCATAAGCCACATCATATTCAGAAAGTAGTTGTTTAAATTTTTCATATGTAGACATACTGATTTACCTCCTAAGAAATTCTTTCCCAAGCAAATATTGCCATATAAGGTGGCATATTTTTACCTGTAGCAGATTCACCGACTTCTGTAATACCGTGTTGGTGACTACCTTGAGCATCTGTAGTGTGTCTATGTCTAGTATCTATATTAACTCTGTCAGACGCTGGGTTTCCTGAAGCACCTATTAAGTTGACTGAAAGTCCTGCAGATATTGGGTCATTGTTGGATATAGAAACACATCCTTTACCATCTTTGACCATTGGAGCATTGTCAGTGCCACAAGCTCTTGTTATAAATGAACCTTCTAAATTTTTTGAAGAAGTATTATTAAGGTTAATAATGCTATTTGTAGTATGTGTGTGTGCACCAGCCGACCCTGTTACACCTCCGTGATTGTGTTCAACCAATACTGCATCTTTACTACCACCTGTGTCTCCTGGGAAATAGTCTCCTGATGTGGAATGTGTTCCTTTTTTGGACGCATATAAGAACGTGTCATAGATTGGTTGCCAAACACCACCTAAAATTTGCTGAATAGGACAAATAGGATTGTCACTGATATCTTTAGAAATAGTTGCTCTAGTGCTGCAGGTATAAATAGTTCCTACAGGATAAAGTTTGTTAAGGAAGTCAACAATGATACTTCCAGAACCTAAGATGTTTTCAGGTGTAGCTGAAGGACTACCAACTCTCATTGTTTTAATAGTTGTGCCGTTAGTCAATTTCTCTTGAACTTCTATAGGATTACCATTTTCATCAAGAATATTGTGTGCAGCTTTAATGTTTGGGTAAACGTTAGTAGAGTTATCTATTACACCATTATCATTTGGGTGTAAAGTTATAAATTTATCTGCCATATCCTATCTCCTTATTGTTTAACAGGCAATACTCTGGAACGAACATCCATAGAGTAAAACTTGAATTTTGTTTTTGTAATACCATTTATTAAATGACGAATTGTTTTTCCTTTACCAGAATATTTTACAATTAACTGACGGAAAATTCCATTATAATCTTGGTCCTGAATACCAAAGTCAGTAGAAAGTGTTCCAACTTGAACTAAAGAATTCTTCCATAGAGCACTATCGGTGTTAATATCCCAGTGTAAAGGTCTTTGTATTCCATCTGTAGAAATCGTAAGGGTTACAGGGAAAATATCTTTAACGTGAAGAGTTGTAAATAAAAGCTTTGATTCTAAGAACTGTTTATCAACTGTGTAATTTGACGATTTTTGTCCAAAATCAATTTGGAATGAAATTGGGGTTACATAGTCTTCAAATAAATTATTAGCTTCTTTAGTTTTAGTGTTAATTTCTATATATAATTCTGTTAAAGATTTTGTAAGATAATCCCCGTAAGGAATATAATCATAAATATCAGACATCGAAGAATATTGGGAATGCCCATAGGCAAATGTTTTAATGGTAGTTTCATTATTTAGTAATGTATAAGAACCTCCTATAACATAGGAAACTCCATTATCTTCGTATCCGACGTTAGAAAAGTCTTGGATAAGTGTTGTATTAAGAAGAATATTAAGGTCTTCTTTAAAATAATATAAAGCAGAACTTGTTTTCATATAAGCTTCTGTAATTGTTTGAACTTCAATTCCAGTTGCTAAGATAGGATATTGTTGTATAGTCCATAACTTTTTAGTGAAGTCATAACGGAATTCGTAAGTTACACTCTTATTACCTTCTGTTAAGTTAAGTGGAATAAATAACATATAGTTATTAGCATCTGCATAAGTGAAGTTACTAATTTCTGTGTTGAGACTTAGTACATCATCTAATATTTTATCCACTGGTCCACTTACAGTATGAATATTAAGAATATCGTCTGCTGCGGCATATAAGTTTGGAATAAGACGATATACTCTAAAGCCTGACTTGAAATATATACTATTTAAAATGACCATTATAGTTTTAGCATCAACTTTAGGAACGCCTATTGCTGAGGTTAAAAGTTTAGAATCATAAGTACCTGTTTCATTATTATATTTTAGTAATGTGATAGAGGATTCTGTAAATGCTAAAATGTAGTTTCGATAAGAAATTACAGCTGTAACATCTAATCCAAAGGTCATTGTGTTCATTAACTTAATAATACTAGAACCTAAGTCAGTAACAAATAGATTGTTTGTTCCATAGAATAAGAATTGTTCTTTGTAATAATAAATATCACTGTTAAACAATTGTTTTCTATTTAAGGATAAGTCTTCTAAATATTCAGTTGTTTTAGAATATGGTATTTGATAATTACCAGTGGTAGAAGTTAAGTAGATTGAAGTAGATTGTGTTCCAGAAGCAACTGTATAATTAACTTCAATTGTTTTAATTTTTGTTCTATATTGGAAAGGTTTGTCACTTCCTAAAGTTGATTCTCTATATTTAGAGTTATTAGCAATCATTATAGTATATGGAGTAGTATTAGTCCAAGGTATGGAAATGCTTTCGTTAGCTCCAACTAAAGTTGTAGTTGTTCCATAACTAATATTTGTATTATTTGTGATAGTAGCTCCTACGCTATAAGCTTTATACTGTAAGATAGAACCTTTTTCAGTATAATATTCTTGTTCGTGGTCTTCATCAGCAGCGTGATATGTTTTATTGTCTAAAACAATTTTGATACTTTTTAATGTATATAAAGGTTCTTTACACGTAACTACAATATAGTTACCAAACTTAGATGTATCGTCTGATTCATATAACAAAATAGAACCATTGACTAATTCAGGTAAATGGTCTTGTGGGGTTTCATCTTCCCCAACATCAGTATCTTTACCGTTTCCTAAAAATGTTTGATATGTAAACTTTCCTAAATCATCTAGGTTAGTTTCTTCATTTCCAATAGTTTCAAAATAAGATTTAGTTAGTGTTTTGTCTATTGTTGATGGGACTGGAGAAGTTTTTCCAGTATCCACATAAACTTGGAATCTATAATACATATTGAGATTTGGATTTGTCAAAATCAAAATGTCAGGACGATTTTTAATCAAATCTGTCTCGTTTAACTCTGTAGGAGTGTTCGACGTGTATGCTTTTGGATTAATAAGAACCATATTTTTAGTTACTAAATATGTTGCAGCCTTATCTAAAGAATCATCATATGCAATTTTTTCAAATTCTGCAGATGTGATATCAGAGACTAATTTGTCTGCAATAGTATTTTCCGTATTAGTAGAAAATTTTTCTACAAATTCAGGACAAACTTCCCAGTCAATTCCATTAGCAGACTGTTCCCAACAACAATAGTATTTAAGTTTGGTTAATGCTGTAGTTAAACAGGCTTTTAGAACAATCATTTTTCCATAAATGTCTACAGGATTACTAGAGACAAGGACTTTGAAACCTTTTTGTGTATTGTTATAAATAAAAGGATTGTCTTCTGTTAAAGAATATACAGGTAATTCATTAATTTCAGATTTTGAATATTGTAATGGGACATATGCTAAAATTTTAGTAACACTATTATATCCATAACCGTATAGGTCTCTAACCGCATAGGGATTATCTAATAATAAGTTGATATCTAAAGAATTAGCATTTCCTACATCAGTTCCTGAAGTAATGGTGTTAAATTCTGGATGAACTATTTCAACAATCCAGTCTGTATCAATTTCTGTATCAGTATTCTTATAGATTTTAATGAATCTATACACTTCATACTGATTTCTTACTTGATAGTGTGTAGCTGGATATACTAATTGGTCAGATGTAGTAGCTGCAAATTCTTGAGTATTTAAAATAACACTTAAAAGGGTATGGTCTGGAGCATTATAAACTTTAAGAATTTTTTTAATGTATGGAATAGGTAATGATGTGGCATCTGATTTTATTTTGTAATTAAGAGACTTATCATAATATCGTAATGAAATAGATGTTGTATCACTTCCAGTAATAAATAAAGTAAGTAAGCTTACGTGCCATTGATTTTGGTCAGATTCAAGTATTCTTAAAATGTGCTCATTATCATAAAGATACCAACTGTCCTGTCCTAGATGTTCCTTAAGGACAATTGGTTTTCTAATAATATACGCACCATCAGCAGCATTTTCAAAATTTATACTTTTAGCTACAGACTTTACCGAGGTAATTGGAGCATCTGCTCTAATAGCTTCGGTAACATTGAGGTGTTCATTCTGAGCAGAATTTACTAAGCTTGGTAGAGGTTTATTTGTAGCTTGTCTTTTAATCATTACCAAAACCTCCTCTATCAAACATATTTCCGTATATAGAGTTTAGGCTTCTTCCGTGTTTCATATCTTCATAAATAGCACGGGTGCCTACAATAACATTCAAATTTGGTAAATGTTTCTCAACTAAGGAAGTGTAAGCAGGTCTATCTGCATAGATACTTAGTTGAACTTTAGCTGGTACGTCATATGTGTCTTGTAATTGTTGGAAACCTTGTTGCATTTCTTCAGCAAAGGTTTGAGCAGTTCCGCCATCCCTAACTGTATATTTGAAACAAACGTATGGAATAAGCCATAACAATACCCACTCATCGGGTAAGTAATCTATTAGGTCACAATTTTCAGGGTCAGTTTCAAATTTAACCCAATAGACATCTGTTCCATAAATTACACTAAGATATTGTTCTGGCTCGCCTTCTCTAATATAAATACCAATTAAAGAAGTGTAGGAATTATACACTTTAGTGAAATTATTCCAGGCATAGTAACATTTATCAGTGGAAGAGTAGTAACATTTAGGATTACCATCTACTGGTAATGCTGGGTCAATATCAATAGCAAAATCATTTTGTTGAGGGTCTACATCTAAAACTATTTGATTAGTCTTAGGTTTTGACACATTTTGTCTAAAAGAATCTACCATCTCTGAAACGGTGGGAATAGAGGTATGTAAAGTAGTATTAAGTTCAGCAATAGCCATATCGAAATAGAGTTTAATATCATCATATGTTAAAGCTGGATAATTGAGAGCTAGGTTTATATTTGAAAGTGCATCTGTTAATTTCATAATAAAAGTTTCCTTAATCTAATTTTACACAAAAGAAAAGGACTTGTAAACAAGTCCCTTAGTTTAGATGTTTTTTAGGCATCAATTTCAGTAATTTTAGGTTCATCATCAGATAGTAATCTATCGACTTTTGCCAATCTTTCCTTAGCGTGAATAGCGTGTGTTTCATTAATGAAATAGGTTTTACCATCACAAGGAATTGAGACACGAACACCATTTACGGTTATGTCTAAGGATTGTCCAAATTGAGATTGGAAGGTTTTAGGAATGCTTACTGGCATTTTTGGTTCGCCTCTGTAAGCAAGCATTGTTGATTGAGCTTCCATAAGGCTTGCTCCATCAATATGTGCTCTTTCTTTAAAACCTGAAGAACGATTGATGTTGTCCTGTTCTGATGGACCAACTGGCTTTTTAATTATCGCATTGGATAATAGTTCAGCGAGTTGTTGTATAGCACTTGAATCTGAAGAACCTGCTTGCTTATTCTTGAGGGCATCAAGTTCAGCTTGCATTTGGGCTTTTTGGGATTCGGATATTGCCAAGGCTAGTTTAAGTTCATCAGGAGAGAGGTTGTTCACCCCTGCTCCTGAATCACCTAGCATCTTGGAATGCCCTACACCATCATTGCCTATCTCAGATTCAGCAATGACCTTTTTTTCTGAGTTATCGTTTGACATAGTTCATTCCTCCTACGAATTATCAGTCAATTCTGTCGTCGCCAGTCTTATTGACGTCGCCTTCTTTGACGATAGCTGTACCAGCTTCATAGCCTGTACCATCAGCTTTGATGAAGTGTTCATCTGCTTCAGTATAAGCTTTAGTTACACCGTTAGGTTCGATAGCAATAACTTCTGCGGAAGATGTACCAGCAAGACCTTTGATGTAGTATTTGCTGTCGGTGTGTAAGACGATTTGGTCTTTAAGGAATCTGATGGCTGTATTGGATTTGAGAGCATATTGCATTGTTGGTAAATCACCTTCAACTTTAGCTTTGAAACCATTGGCATCAATTCTACCACCGTTGACTGGTTTGACAAGTTCTGTCATCTTGATTGGAGTGACAGTTGTGTTGGTGCCACGAACTTTGTAGACACCACCGAATTCAACGACTTGTTCTGGATGGTAGTATTTACCTGTAACGGTATCAACATAACCATAGTAGTAGTCGGTGTATTGGTTCTTTAAGTCAGGACGTGCGTTCACGTTAACTTTGTATTGAGAAGGAATAGACATATAGTCAACAACTGCATCTGGATTGGCAACCTTATAACCTAAGGAGTCAATTTTCCAACCAATAGATTGTCTTTGGTTTAATGGGTCTTCTGTACCAGCGGAACCTAATTCCTTTTTGATGAATTGAGGAGCTGTGTGTCCTTCAACACCAATTCTGAATAAGGCTTCTTCACCGATGACATAAGAGTGGTGAATGTTGAGAACATCAATACCTGTTGCAGAGCCGAATAAGGTGGCGAGAGCAGCAGATGAAGTGTTGGTTAATTCTTTGTTAGCTGGGATTGTTCCAGAAACGGCATTGAGATAAACAACAACGTATTTATCAGAAGATGTCATTGCGGAGATAGCTTTTGGAAGAATTAAGTTAACAGGACCTGCATAGGTTGCTGATAACGCACTATCAATTGATGTAGAGATAGATGCGGATGGGACGTGGTATAAGTGTTTGATTTCACCATCAGCATCAACATATGTATTGTCGGTCTTAATTGTCTTTGCTTTTCTGAAAGCTAAAGAGAATAAGTCGATAACCATATCGTTTTTGTAAGCTTCACCTGTGTTGCTGAATTTCATAAATTCTTTGACACGGTGGTCAGTGATTAAGTCAAATAAGACTGCACTGGAAGCTAAGACTTGGAAGTTGCCTCCCGCACCTGGACGAACTTTTGCGGCTTCTTGAGAAAGCACGATTTTACGGAATTCGTCTAAGGTTGGATTACATTCTGGACGTAATCTTGTAATGTGTGAGACCATTGGCTTTGTGGAATCGACCACTAAGGTGTCTGGGTCACTAGCACCAGAATAAACGACTTTTGGTTGAGCATAGAAGACTTGGCATTCTGCTAAGAGAGCTTCTTGTGCTAAGATGTCTTTTGTTTCTGGAATTTTGAGGGAGAGTTGACGTGTGTATTCAGAGATTAGTGGGTCAACAACTGCCCAGTTCACTTTGTCTGTGAACTTCATAACTCTACCATAGGACTTGGTTGAGCCTTTAATGGCAACCATAGAACCTTTATCAGATGCAGGTGGGATACCTTCAACTAATGGTTGAGTGTGTGCGGCTAATGAAAGCATTCTTTTGAAAACGATTTCATTGGAACCGTTGTTAGATGGCATTGTTTTTTCAGTAGCAATGCTATCAAAGACGTAATCGGACTCTGCCAACTCGATGGTTCTGAGCATAATTTTGCTGTAAACAGCAGAAGGTTGCATCACATTTGGACCTTGGAGAGGTGATTGTGGAGCAGGATTACGGTAAGCTGACGTGTTGTTAATTAATGTTAAATCATCCAACATAAATTTTTAATCCTCCTATTTTTTGTTTGACGCAGCGTATTGATTTGGCATAGCACCTTTGAGGAAAGCGTCAACGTACTGGTCTTCTAATTTAGAAGCGTTAGCTCTGCTACCTTCTGGAATACTAGTGCCACCATAAATCTGAGAGGCGTTGGTAGGTGACATTCTTTGACTGCGTATGGCATATTGCTGTGGATAGACTGCTCTGAATACCATTTCCATATCTACCTTTTCATCAGCAATATTGATACCGTGTTTAAGGGCTTCGTTTGCAAATGTTTCTAAATCTGCATCTGATAGACCCCATTTTGTTGCAAAAGTATTGGCTTTTGCTATGAATGCGTTTTGGGCTTGAACGTATTGTTGAGAACGTAAGAAGTTTTCAATTGCGGCAACACGTTGGTCCATCGCATTTCCTTGAGGATTTACAATACCGTTTTTAGCACGGTTTTGCATAATAACTTGTTCGATTTGTGGAAGTTTATACCCTTTAGATAAAGCTTGTGTAATGAAAGCTTGTTCTTGAGCAGTATATCCACCTTGAGCTCCTGGGACTGCAGGTTGTGCAGGTCTTTGAGCTCCTGTTTGTAATTGAATAGCTGCAACTCTTCTAGCAATTTCGTTTATTTGCTCTGGTGTGAATTGAGTAGTAGGTGTTAAACCACCACCTGCTGCAGGTTGAGCTGTTGGTTGTGCGGCAGGAGTGCCAGCATTACCACCCGCTGGTGCTGGAGTAGCAGGAGCTGCTGTTGGTTGTACTGCTGGAGCAGGTTGAGCAGCTGGTTGTTCTACTTGAACTCCTTGTGCAGCTAAAGCAGCGTTGTTCAAATAATTTTCCAAACCTTGTGTATCGCCTAATGCAGGGACATCTGAGAAGTCTGGAGCGAATGTTTGTTCATTTTCATTCATAAGTGTAGTTCTCCTTTACTAATAGTATATCTGTTTTGGACAAAAAGTGTCAAATATTATTGTTGTGGGTTTTGACCACCTGGCATTTGCCCATTTATGTTAGTTGGACCAACGCCTTGAACCGCTGGAAGTTGTCCAAGTTTACTAGCTTCAATCTGTCTAGCAACTTCCATAAGTGCTTGTTGTGGGTCCATACCACCATCAACCAGTTGTCCAAATGCTGTTATGACGGCAGTGTATTCTTCAAGCTTCATATTCTCTTGTTGAGCTCTCATACGCTCAGAGATAAGATGCTTTTGAGATTTTGGAATGTTCATCCAGTTAATAAATTCTTCTGGAGTGATGAAATCTGCATATCCTTTAGACTGTGGGTCGTACTTCATTTGCAATTCCATTAAGGACATTGCAGCATCTTCATAAGACTGATTAGACCTTGGAGCAGCATTAGAAACTGTAATTTCGATGTCTTCCCTAGCAATTAAAGCTTGAGGGTCGAATGTTAACGCTTCTCCAGCTTGGTCGTGGGCTGCAGGGTTATTAGATTGTGCAAAGAATTCTTCTTGTTGTCCGTGAGCAATGTAGAATTGACACATAACTTCAATTTCTTTACGAATGAATTGGTCAATCATCTTAATTCTATTATTGTCACGCATAGTGGCTCTGTCTATAGACTGTTCGACACCACCAGTTGTTTGGATAGACCCATAAGACCTACCTAGATAAGCAGCATCAACACCTGAGATATTAGCAATTTCTTGTAATAGGTATTGACGGAAACTGTCAAGTGTCTTTGGAAGTTCAGGTCTGTTAGCAAATGCTTGAACTAGTTTAGGGTCACAGTTGACGGTGAATGCTACATCTGGATTATCACGTTTGTTTTGGTATTGAGCAACGTTCAATCCAGCTAAGGCATTGATGAATTCTGCAGGATTTTGATTCTTGAAATATCCTGTAGCTTCAATACTGTCTAACTGATTAAGGGTTAGTACTAAGGAAAGGACCTTATAACATTTGGAAATTCCCCAGAAATTGTTAGGAATCTTTTCATCATATAGCGGTACGAAAGGAATAATGTTAGGTTCAATATTTGGTGAAATGTCTAAGATATTTCTTCCTGCCATATAAATCACGTCTACTTTAGGCGTAATTCTAACTTGACCAGTTTCTGGGTCTTGTGCCATACGATTAACACGTTTATAGCAAGTAATGAATGTAACTGTTTCATTTGAAGTCTTCTTTGAAGCATCTAAAGTCACATTTGGATTTGGATGGGCAACATCGTTAGCATTATCAATTGCATACATTGCATCTCTGAATCTAGCAATAGTTTTAAGGAATGCTTTTGATTTACGTTCTGCAAAGAAGAGATAAGACATTTCTTCCACGGTATCAGCAGATGGGTCTGGGAATACGTTTGATGGGTGCCAGGATTTGGCTTGGAATTGAACGTGCTTAGCAGGATTGAAGTAGTTTGCAACATCTGCATAATCAACAATGTTCTCATTCCAACCAAATAATACACCAGAAGTACCGTGCAAGAATGCGTAGTCACCTGCTTCGTCATTAATGCTATCCATATTAGCTGCTTCCCACTTCATTGCAAAATATTTATTGCATACTGCAGCGACTTCACGAGCCTCTAAAGTAAGTGCTCTGAATTCTCCCTGGAAGCTTGTTGGCATAATGGAAGCTTTAGTGGCTTCTTTAATTATAGTAATAGGATTAGCTGTAGGCGTCTGCACGTGTTTAGGAATTTTTCTGTTATAGACCTTCCAAATATCTGAATGGTCTGCAGCATCTAAAATTTTAAAAATACGGGCTTGTTCGACTTTGTAAGAATAAGCGTCTTCAAAATCTCTGACTAAGTCGTCTACAGTGTATTCGGTAATATTATATTTATCTAAAATGTCTTGAGAAGTAATGTTTCCAATGGCATCTGATAGTTGTTTATTATAAGACTTTTCATCCATAATCTATTAACCTCCTAAGATGTCATCCCCGATGATACCTGAATAAACGTCATTTTCAGAAGCTTTTTCATAGATATCAATCCCAAGGCTTTTATCACCGTTTTCATCAGTTTTATTTTCCATATTGTCAAGTTCAGCAGTGATTTTAGCTGCCTGATTAAGATTTGTACGTTGCTGGATTTGAATAGCACGTTCTTCTTTCTCAGTAACAGGTAAAAGATGCAAAGCTTTGGCAATTTTGGTGTTTAGAGCCAGGATTTTATCGAGCTTTTTGTCTAGTTTTGACAATATTTGTAAAATTTCTTCGTTTTCCATATGTCTACTCCTAATTTTAGCCAAAGTTATCCATAAATTCAACATTATCGTCATCAAATTCGTCATTTGTGGATAAATAATCATAATTTGTTGACAATTTTTGTCTAATAAAGAGCTCTCTCCACATATCATTGAAGGTGGAAGGGTCTTCTGGGAACTGTGGGAATGGTGAAAGCATATATCTAAGAGCATCTGGTAAGTGATTGTTCTTATCTTGAGGCTTTTCTCCTTGGTTTTTATCATCACCAAGCGTACGTTCCTTATATTTATACTTAGAAAGTTCATCGTACGTGTGTTTGCACGTCTTAAAAATTTTTAATCTGCCATATTTAGCATAGTTATAGAGTTTTTGAATGGTAGGTCCTAAGGAATCTCCTTCACAATCTCTAGCAGGTTGCATAATAATACCACGTTCACGATAAGCATCCATCCACGATTGCCCCGACACCTGGTCCCTATTACGTCCTCTAGGGTCACATTGATGAGGAAATGCTAATAGTCGAGGACTAAAATTGTCACATTTTTTAATTTTTGTGATAACTTCATCCAATGTTTTATCATCTAACGTTTCATAAACCTCATCATAGACATAAATAATTTTATTATGTGGGTCTAAAGCTGCTACAACGTGAGCCGTTGGGTCTCTACGACCAAAATCTGTACCAGTTATACGTTTCCAATAATCTGGGATATGAAATGGGTCACAGAACCAATCTACAAAGTTAGGGTATACTAAACCCTCAGTATATTTGAATGAACCTTTAAGATAACGGTTTACCCACCAAGGTTCCTTATTTTTAGCTAAATTTTCTTCGTAATCAGGTGGTAAATATGTATTAGCACTGGTTGCAGAAATGTGTGTAGAGATAGCTGGGTCTCTTTTTTCAGGTCTAACAGTGTAATGGTCCTTAACATCACCGTGGTAATATATTTCATCGGAGCATAATAACCAATCAGTGTTTAGCCAACCGACGTCAGGGTTTGAGCTAAGAAGCATTTTTAATCTGTTTTTACCCTTGAAAAAACCCACCTTATTTCTAAGACGAGCTGCTAAGAAGGCTACGATTGAATAATCGACCTCAGAAGCTTCTTCTATCCATATAATAGACAAGTTCATAGAACGAATCTTACCTTCTTGGTCTAGTGCTTTAGCCGATATACGGGAACCGTTAACTAGTTGAATATACCAGTTAACTTTATCTTGATTTGACTTTGCAACTAAAGCTCTAGGAAGGTTGTCACATACAAACTTAAGACAGGTTTCTGATACTTGTCCCCAAGTAGCTGCACCCATAAGTCCTGCGGAATTAGGAATTTGTAAAACTGTGGTAATGAATTCCATCCCGCAAGTGTATGTTTTAGCAGAACCGAATCCACCTGCATAAAGTTTCTTTTGGTGAGGGTCTTGATGGAATGCTGCTTGGTGAGGCATAGGTTTATATGTACAAATATGGGCATTGCATACTGGGCAATGGACAAAGAATTCACACGGTGTGCCGTTGAATGATACATCTTCCTCCACGTGTCCGTAATGACAATGAGGACACAACATCCCAGGTTCTAGAGTGTAGATACTTGACGTATTTCGTCCAAATGCGGTTGAGTGAAATACATCATCAAAAGTCGGAACTTTCATAGGAGTGGGAGTAACATCCTCGCCACCTTTAACTTCAGTATCCGACAATAAATCACCTAGAACGTCTTTTAAATTATTCTTTTTCATCTTTCTTTTCCATAACAGGTGTAGCTAATCCTAAACGTCTATTTAGAATCATATTAGCAGAATCAGCTGTCATACCTAATTCCTTTTGAAGAATGTCTCCTGCTAAGAGATAGGCAGCGAACTTGACATCTTCTGTCCATTTCTTATCCTCTTCGGTTTCAGGTCTAGAAAGAATCTTATCCATATTCTTTTTAAAATCCTTATGTTTTTTAGAAAGTTTATAGTGTTCAGCTTCAGGAACTAACTTATTTAAGAAAATTCCAAATACGTTGTTGAAGTGGTCAAACACTTTTTCCTTAGGGTTCTTTTCTAATAAACCGACAGTATAGGTCTCTAATACTGCCATCCATAAACTTGTGAATTCTTCAGGTGTGAATACTCCACCGTGAAAATCAACTTTAACTTTGGTGTCGTCGCCATTTCTGAGAGCGACTCTAATCACCTTTTCATTTTTCTTTGACATAGTGTAGGTCTCCTTTGTGTAGGTATATTTTATCATATTTGTTTTTGGAATGTAAATGGTACTATAGTGCTATTGACGTGTAGTGTCAAATGATGTAAGGGAGTGTGAACACCACAGGTATACTATTTAGTATACCAGCGTTCAGTGTTTCAAACCCTAGCCCCTTTATTAGAATTTAGTGGTATCTAAATAGATATCCGTACTTGTATAGGAGGAAATAGATATGAAATTACAAGTTACTGAATGTAAAAAGTCATTCAAATTCACCAACATGTGGGTAGTTACCTACGAACAAACAACTGAGGATTTCTTCACAGGTGAGAAGACAACAGTTAAACACTCAATGTTTAGCTTAGTTAAAGTTGAACCAGGTGAAAGAACAGTGGTTAAAGAACACAAAACCGTTACTAGAGACGGTAAAGAAGTTGAACTTTTCTGGATTAAGGAGGTTACAGAATAATGAAATCAGCATTATTAGCAGGTTTAAAAGCAGTCGTTAACCAGGTTAGAGAAAACGTCTTTGAACAAGCTAAAAAGACAGTTGAAAAACGTGGTTACCAAGTTGTAAAACCAACAAACAAAAAAGATAGCAAATAAATTGCTACGGGCGTACACGCACGTGTACGTCTTTTTTATTTGTGAGGTTTTTCGTACAGAGATATACACAGGTGTACAGGTATGTATAAGTACACACGCATGTATATAGATTTATTTTTATGTTTTATTGAAAACCATACCAATAAATTTGTCAGATATTGTCAAAATTATTCTAATTTTAGACATATAGATTTTATACAGTTTGATATATGACCCATTTCAAAGAAATTAAAGATAAAGAAAGTTTTTCCCTAATTGTAAACCAAACTTAACATTTAACTATTTCAAACAGATACTTGATTTAAACAAAATTGAAAGAGCCGACAATTTTATTTAACTCTGCGTATACAGATATAAAATATCAGGTTACATTAAGTAAGATATTTGACAATCAGTGTCAAAAGCACAGAGACAAACATTATATTTATTTTGCGAAATAAATATATTTATTCGTATTTATTTCTCAGTTTTAATTTCGTTTTAATGCGAAATGTGAAAATTAAAATCTAAATTAAATAAAAGGAGTTAAAAATTATGGAAAAGATTTTAGTTAAAAATGAACAAAAAGAGATTTTAGACTTGTGTAAAGTTACACCAGTTAAAGTCGAAAAAGAAGACAAACTTATGTTTGTTGAATTAGGTAGAGATATGTTTAAAGATAATAAATATATCTTAGATAAGTATTTCAGAAATGAAAACTTACAAAGTTGTTTCTATGCTAATTTATTAGCATTTAGAAATATTCCAGGAATTACCATTTACGAAATTCATAGACAATTGAAGAAAGATTTCGGTAAATCAGTTAGTTTATCAGGATACAAATATGACCCAGAACACTACAGATTTGCTTGTTGTTATCTACAAGAAGAATATGAAGAAGATTTATTTAAGAATAAATCTAAAGAAGAAGAACTTGCTGAGATAGAAGCTGAGAGAAGAGCCAGAATTGAACCAATTGATTTTGACGCTATGGAAAGCTTATATGCAGTCTTATTCAAAGCCCTTAAAGGCAGATTGATTATGATATTCAATTTAGAGAATATTCCAGGCATTATAAATAATGCTTTAGATTGTTATTATAAAGGCGTTAGTTGTGGAGCTAGCAATGCTGCTATGCACGCTAAAATAGCTGAAATTAGACAAATGCTTGAAGATAACGAAGTTATCGAGTGGCTTAAAACTAATCCAACAGATTTATGTTTTGATAAAAATATGTATGTTGAAACATATCAGAAAGTTTTAAGACAAATTACAGGCATTCGCAATGATTCTGAGGAAAATGAGCTTAGAAATTATGTATACGATGTAATACATAATGAAGAAGACTTATGGGAAGAAGATATTTTATCAAATAGTCTATTTGATAATTTTATCAGTTATGATGACCGTTTAATCGGTTATGATTTTGATAAAGAAGAATATCAAATCTCAGAAGCTTACGACGATGAAGATGCTGAATATTTAGACTAAGTAGGAGACGGTAGAAATACCGTCTTTTATTTTTGTTGCGATTTTCGTAATCAATAAAATAAAAGAAAGGAGTTAACTATGTTTAGTAAAGTTTTATTAGGTATTATAGGCACAGCCTGCGGTTTAGTTGTCATAGGAATGGCAGTAGGTAAGGCTTTAGAAAACAAACGTTTGAAAGAAGAACTTGCTAATACAGAAAATAACTACGTTGTAGTTAAAGGCAAAGTAGTTACTACAGAAAGTAAATAATTTGACGAAAATTGTCAAAGTTCCGTGCACGCACGAGAAAAGTTTTTCCTTACATATATGCGTTATTAAAGAAAAGTTAACAGATAACACATATAAGAAAAAT